CAATATAATAAATTATCAACCAAGTTAACACCCGTAATTAAATTACTAGTACTGAACTTCAAGTACTCAACCGGAGCTCTACCAACGCTTTCTATTAACAATATATATGTCTCTCCTGTTCCGTTTGCATTCTCATGGTATTTCACAACCATATTAAATATGCCCTTCACAAAGTAGTATATATTATTGTTTGCCTGATCAACATACGAACCAATTGTTGTATATGTGCCCGGCAATGTTATGCCCATAGCCAATGCTGCGGCCCTTAATCCAGACACTTTGGTGTTACCCATTACATTCTGCACGGAACCAACATTGGTTGAGTCAGATGTACCTACACGGATGTTTCTAGCATCTCTATATTGACCATTAGGGATAAGCCTCTCATCGAGGTCTTTGTTCATTATGCCAGCGGCAAAGTTTCTTTTTAATTCCATAGTTATTTAATCCACTTATCTCTACCACGAAGAACCATTAATAATCTTCCTGGCTTAAGGTTACTCAATCTGATTTTAGCATTTCTTAGCATCGCTGACTTCTCTTCTCTTGCGCGCCTTACAATGTACTCCTGAACGCCAATTCTGTTGTTTAGAATGCACCATTTAATGTAAGAGTAGATAAACTCTTCAGCAAACTTGTGAACCTTTAATTGTGATGGGTCTGCGCTTTCAAGACCATCAGAGATATATTCAAGCACGATCAATCTGCCTGATACAGCTGATGAGAAGTTAATCACACCAGATGCTTTGTCAATTACAAACTTAGGGTTGACATTCGCTTCACTTGTCTCCATCCCAAAGCGTCCGCCAATTCCATATCTAAAGTACCAGTAGCCATCATAGAACCATCCTTCTCTTCCGTAGTACCATCCATCAATATAAGCAATCTCCATTGCTGTATTCTTGATGCGTGAGATATCTAATTCAGATTGACCGGTGATAATGTTGCCATCTTGATCATAGATGAAATCATCTTTACTATCTTGCAAATATGCGTTAGCGTAATTAACTGTTGTGTTCTCAGTCAATTTGAATAATACGCCATTTGCTTCTAAAGAAATTCTAATATAGTCAACATAGTCAGGAGGTAAGATGAACTTCAAGTCATCCTTAACCTTCATCTCAAGAACTTTTTTGTTTCTTAGTGCGTCATAGTTTAGTTCCTGTAATGCTCTTTTTGCGTGGAACAACACATTATAACGTGTCGCATTGTCAATCAATTTGTCAGGCCCAACATACATAAGCATGAAGTTGTTGACAATATCAGCCAATGTTGTATTCTGCCCTTCACCCCAAAGGTTTGAGTCGTTGTAATATTCTTGGTTTGTTGACATTATTGTTGTTGTTGATTATTTTGTTCCTCCGCAGTTGCTATTGCAACAATCTCATTTTCTCTAATAGTAACACCAGCAAACTTCAATATCTTGATAATCAAGTCGTTCTGAAATATATCAGCTACTTCAAAGTCTTTATAATCTGGAGCCGATTGGTCAAACAATGGTGCTTGCGTTGCCGGATCGGTGTAGTATGTCCACTTAGGGTCTAATGGGTATCTATTGTAAACAATTGACACGTTAGTCTGAATCGTTGATGGATAGACAGTTATTGTTGTGCCAGCTTGTGAGTATGCCGGATAGTATGTTGTTGGAGCTGTGTGATTAGAAAACAAAAAGTAAGGCAATTTGTTTTTCTCAATTCTCTCAACATCCTTAAGACTATACAATACATTTGTTACGCTGTACAAGTCTGTAGGCAGATTGTATATGCCACCAGAATATGTCAATGCAGCGCTGGTAGAAAACTTATCAATGCTCTCAGACAAAAGCTTGGCAATGTCCGAGCTGCCACTATACGATACCCCTGTATTCCTCTTAACAAGCCACTTATTGTATTGATAGAACATATCTTCAAATACCTCTAATTGTGCTTGTCTGGCAAATGCATTGAATTCATCAGGAGTAAGATATCCATTGTTATCCTTATTAAGGAAGAACATTACGGTATTTCTTACGTTATTTATCATTGTATCGCAAAGATAATAAAAAAATAGCAGGGACTTGCCCTGCTATCTTAATGAATGAAAGAAAGAAAAAATTAAGCGATTGCTACAGTAGTAACGCTGATACCGCTTGGTAATGTTGGCGTAATGAACTGCAAAGGTGCAGAGTTTGGTTTGTTGATAGCGATGATTGCATCAATGATTGCATTTACAGTTGAAGTAGTTGCATTCGTTGTGTGAGTAATAGTAACGATGTCTGTAGACGCGCTAGCAGCAGTGTACGCAATAGTAACGGTAGTATCAGAAGCTTTAGCTACTAAACCGATGTTGTCTAGGCCGATCAAAACCGTTCCGGTAGTCGATGCCTCAATTTTTAAAAATTTGCTCATAGTTGTATGCAAATATAATAATTATTCTTGACTAATTCTATTAAGCATCTCTTCTGTCTCAATGCCTTCTTGAGTTTTGAAATACGCAGCGATTGCATTAATTGGATCTTCACCCAAAGGAACGCTCATCATTTTGCGTTTGTTATCTTTCAAATTAAAGAATACATCTCTTTGTGAGTTTCTAAGGCTCAAATAAGACATCTCAATATACTTTGCTGCTTTGTTGCGTAATTGCAAGTCAGAGTCGTCAATCATCTCTAAGAAGTCTTCTGGATTGTTTCTGGCATACACCATGATGTCTCTTCTGATTTCTTGCGATGTCATTTTCTCTACACGAGATCCAATCATCACACGCAATACTGCCATTGCTGTGTCAATGCTAATTTCTCTTGCTGCAATTTGTGCGTCAAGTTCAAAGTTCAAATACTCAAGTTTCTCAGTTGCGTCTTTCTCTGGATCGAACTCTTCAAAAATATCTCCGTTAGATGGATGTAATGCTAGAAACTTTTGTAATACTGGGTTATTCTTTTGAACAACCAATACGCCATCTTCAAATACAACTGGCTCTAAAATGTAATTGCCATCCTGCTCGTCTTCAAATGGAGACTTTTGGTTTCTGGCATATCTTAGTGCTCTGTTAGTGTTTGTCGCTTCATCGAAGTGTAATAAAGGGAAACGCTTGGTGTTGCGAGAAGGCAACATGAAAGATAATGGAGGTGCTACGTCCTTCAGAACGTACACTCTGTCTTTGATTTCTGGTTTTTTCATTTGATTAAAATTTTACATTGCAAATATAAACAAAAAAAGTGGGGCTATTAACCCCACTTAATTTATTGATTGATAATTACTTATTAGTTACGGAACAAGAAGAAGTTGTTAGCTCCCAAGGTGCACAATGCACGCTCAGACAAGAAATGAACTTGCATAGCATCCAAGTCACTAGTAGTTGCACCACCAGCAGAACCAGTGATCCAAGTTTTGTAACGACGATCTTCAGTTTCGCTAGCTCTGTAACGAACGTGCAAGAATGGACGTTTAGCGTTCTTACCTAACACTTGATCATAAACGCTGGTAGAACCTGCTGGCACCAACACACCATTTACAACACCACCATTAAGACCACCACGCAAAGTAGCATCGTTAAGGTATTTCCAGTCAGTTTTGTAGAACTCATAGCTACCACGTTTGAAGCCTTTGAAGCCCAAAGTTAATGCCATGTTCTCGTCATTGTCAAACAAACCAAAGCTTGTTCCACCTGCACCATAGCTGTTTTGAGCAGCCAACATATCATCAATATCCAAAGAGAATTGACGATTGATGAATAATGCGTTTTCTTGGATAGCTCCTTGTTTGTCAAGACGTTGCAAGATAGCATCAAAGTCAGCTAATGCAGTTGGGTTTCCACCGCCCCACACGTTACCACGGCTATTAACAACGTAGAATAAACCTTCAGAACCCTTGTTTCCAACGTCACCAGTAGCTGCGATAGCACCAGAGTTAGCTTCAGCAGGAACTGCTTCAACCATAGACATTTCCAAATAGTCATCAAAACGTAAACGAGTTTCGTGCTCTGATTTCAAATACCACAAGTAACCTGTAGCACCGTTCTCAGTAGTAACTTCTACCCATCCGATTTGAGCCATGTCAGAACCAGAAACTTCATATTTGTCTTTGATAATGATTGGGCTGTTAGAGAAGATATCATCTTGTCCTTCCAAAGAACCAGTCATACCATTAGAACCTTTTTTGAATTCAGAACCGTAAACAAATGCAGTAGATGCAGTTGATACAGGGATAGTTTGTCCACCACCAGCATAGTATGCTACAGTGAAAGTCAAACCACTAACAGCAGTGATAATTGCTTTGTCACTTTGAGTTCCACCTGCATTCCTAGATAAGAATACAGTTTGACCAACTCTGAAGTTACAAGCAGTGATACCTGAGTCAGCTACAGTCCAAACAGCAGTATCATCACTAGCAGCACCAGCTGAAGTACAGCTAGAATACTTTGTGTGCAAACGACCTTGTTCAGCCCATTTGATTAAGTCGGAGTTACTTGGCATCTCCGCACCGACCATGCGTAAGAAAGATGCAATTGAACGATTACCATATCTTTCAAATTCTTTCTCGTAAGTATCAGGAAGATACTGGTTCAAGAAGTTGAAGTTGGTAATATAGTTAGTAGGCAATGTTGCCTTTACTGATGAGGGGGTTAATGCGAAACCCGGACTCGATAATACTGAACCAGCCATGTTTTTTTATTTTTTGTTTTTTTTTATTTTTTGTTGCTTTTTATAACTAATCTGTTGCCGTGGTCGTTGTCAAGAGAAGTTACCTTAAATCCACTTTTGCCCATATTTTCTGGTACGGATCTTACACCTCCCATATCTATGTTCTTTGATTCCTTTGCGATTGTCTCTACTGCCTCAGATTTTCCCTGATCGTAGAAATATTTTGCAAAACCCTCCGGATTCCTGGCAACTGCTATCGCCCTATGATACGCAGCCGGATCTTTCATAAAACCGTTGTCATCTAAGAATGTCTTGATAAACTCGGTCAAATTAGATTGATCCTTCTTAATCGCTTCTGTCTCACCTGGTTTGTAAACAAATTCATTATCTCCAACTTTAAATCCAAAACCTTTGAATTCATTAGAGAATAACTCGTCAGTTTTCTTGGCGAAATATTCAGCTCTTTCTCTCTGCGCCTGTTCAACTTCTTTGGCACTCTGGGCATATTGCTTAAAAGCGGTGTACTGATCTTTTTCTTCATCCGGAATCCCAGCACCTCTTGACTCAAGAGGAACTTTGTATTGGTCCTTCAGTTTGTTAAAGTAGTCCTTCGCTTTTGTAAGCTCTTGTTTGTGTGCTATTCGTTTCTTCTTAACATCCCTTTCATCGTCCATGTCTTCATCGTACTTAAACTTGTTCTCAAGTTCAAATGCAACTTCATCATCGTCAAGGTCAGGGTTGTTTTGCTTATAGTAATCGAACAGCAACTTATTTGGGTCTTCGTTATCAATGTCTCTATTTACTTTATAGAAATCATCAATGCCTCGACCTGTTTCCTTTTTGAACTTTAAAAACGCTGAGACATCCTCTGGTAACTCTTCAGTTTGATTTCTCTCTTGAAGCAAGTCATCCAAAGTATTAATCTCTTTGTTATACCTATTCTTAATAAAGGACAGAACGTCATTCTCTTCAAGTTCCCTTTGCTGTGGAGCAATTGGTTCTTCAATTCTAACAGGCTCTTCAACCTGTTCTACTGGGTGCTGTTCTTCGTGCTTGGCTAGTAACTCCTGTTCGATTTCTTGAACAGACTTTTCTTCACCGAAACTCACAGCTTTTACTGATGTGAAATTCTCCATATATTTTATTTGATTAATTTTTCGCTACAAAAATAGTGATTTTTATTTTGGTTCAAATTGAGCCAAATCAAAACCATCTAAAGAGTCTTCGCTTGATTCAAAATCAATGGCAGGCAAGTCTTTCTTGCGTTGCTCAATTAACTTTGATTGGTGTGTGCTTTGCATATCAATACGCTTGTCTTTAGCCATTTCTTTTTGCTCGTCAATTGTCTTAGCTGCATTTACCTCTAATCCTTTCAACTGCATATTCATCTCAAACTCCATTTGCATTAACTGCATTTTAAGTTGAGCTTCTTGCTTCATCTTCTCAATCTCAAACGCTGACTCGGCTTGCTTTAATTGCGCCTTCGCTTGGAATTCTGCCTGAACCTTTTGCAAGTTAGCTTGTGCTGCTGCCTGAGTAGATTGGATATTAGACTGCGTTTGCATCTCCATCTTTTGTTGCTCACGCTCCATGTCCTGCTCTTGCTTCTTCCTGCGTTTTAACTTAAGAAGCTCATTTGCTAATTTAATATTGCGAATTTCACGAATATCAATAGCGTCTTCAAGATCAATCTGGTCACGTTGTAGCGACGCTTGGATGTTAGCCTCAAGCTGAGACTTCTCCTCTTCGTCCGGAGATACTTCAATAAAGATACCAAAATCATGTAAGTATAAGTCTTTTACGTCTTCCAATACACCAACATTGTACTTACCAATTTGGTTTATAAATTCTTCTTTGAACTCAGAATACTCAAGCACGTCAGAAATACGGCAAGATAATGCCTCCGCCAATCTCTTCGTAATGAATAATGTTCCGTCTAAGATATGTCTTGTTGCTGTGTTTGAATTAAGTGCAGCTAATTTCTGTACGCCAACCAATGATCTTGGATCAGGCATAGAGCCGTCTCTTGCTTCGTTTAAGCCAGTTACGTCCCTAATCATACTCAAGTAGTGGTTGTAAGAATTAATCAACGCTGTGATCTTTCCTTGGCCGCTATTTGAGTTTAACTCTTGAATTGGAATCTTGCCTTGGTTGAACTCGCCATCTTGATTGTAAGAACGACCAATGACACTACCCGTTTGGAAGTATAACTTAAGCGCGTCCTCTGGATTATAGTTTGCGCCATTACCCAAGTCAACATCATTCATACCATCGGCATCAATGTATACACCATCTGGCACAACCTTAGCAATAACCTGTTGTAATTTAAGATGCGTAATTTGAATCAAATCAGCAAACGTAATCATACGCTTAACTAATGACTCAATCACACCCTTGTACATTCTTGGGGCCATTGCGATATAGTTAGGCAAAGCATACTGCGTCGCAGACTTTGGTCTAACCATGTTCTTGCTGAGTTCCCACTTAAGCAAATAGCTTGAGCCTAACACCATGACACCTTCGTACCATACGTCAATTCTCTTTTCTATTTTCTCAAATCTTTCGTCAGTCCCAGTTGGTGGGTTAAAGTTTTCATCCTTGCGAATGACACGAGTACCACCATTATCCAAAAACTTCTTCTTGTAGACAAATTTCTTATCGGTTTTATAATTGAAATATAATAATGTTACGACATCTCTGTCGAATAATGTGTTCCTGTATGGTCTAATAATGTTGTACTGAGTGAACCAGATACTACTTAACTTAGATATTTTGTCAAGCTCCTCTTTGGTAATGGTCGGGTCAATCTTAATTAACTCACCAATATGTACTTGCTTGATCTCTCCATAGTAGAAGCAGTCGTCAAATGTTGGAGACTCTGTGTATGAATAAACAACAGACGCAGGGTCAACGTACTCAACCCTAATGCCGGCTCCTGCTTGGAACGTGTGTTTAACCATTCCGATACCCAAGACAGTCATGTCATAATCAACACGCCTTTTAACTTCTTGGTATCTGTTCTGTTCAAACAATGTATCAATCGCAATCTCTTCAGCAATCTCAATGGCAGGCTTATAGTTAAGCTGCATATGAAGATTAAGCTCTTGATCGTTCTCTGGCAAATCTTTAGGATTCGTATTGAAGGCATTGATACCAAATTGTTCTTGCGTTTGCACCAAGAAGTCTTTTGCTACCATATCCTTCTCAATCATCTCTTTGTAACCTGAACGCTTGCCGGCAGCTAACTCATCTTGAGCAAATGCCTTTACTGCGTACATTCTGTCAGACATACCGTTAACAACGATATCGACAAACTTAGGGATAATTGGAACTGGTTCCCAGTTAAGATTCAAGTAAGATAAGTCACCGTCAACGGCTAACTCATCCTTGTACTTTTGTACAGGCTGTTCACCACGAGCGTATAGTCTTAGCTTATGAAACTCAATCCACTGGTTGTAGAAACGACAAGAATTAGTATCTCTTCTGAACCATTCGTAAGAGATGGCTCGTCCCACTTTGATACCATATTCCTTGGACGCTTTTTCTGCATCAGTAGCCAGCTGACTCGGAAATGATGTTGGGCTTATTAATTCTTGAGTTGTTTGATCCATTATTTGTCTATTATCCTGCTATTATACCCTTCGTTCTGGTATCTCGCAAATTTAATGCTTATTTTTGATTCTTTTTTTTCTGGCACATATAAGTGCTTTTGGTTCGCCATTATCGCTAAACCACTGCTAATTGTTGCATCAAATTTAGTTCTATTGTTGATATCAAACCTTGCCCAGTCCTCAAGTGTCCTTGTGAAATACATTGAGCCCATCTCGTCAGCATCTCTGTACACATTCTCAAAGTCTATGCCAACGTGCTTTTCAATGTACGTCTCAATAGCGGACGCGTGTGCTTGCTTCACGTCCTCAGATGAGTTAGGTATCCCACCAATCTCTTTCTCTGTCTTAGAGAGCTTGTGGGTGGGTTTGTCTGGCCTGTTTAACGCAAAGTTTCTGTACCCTCTGTTCTTGAAGTGATATAGTAGCCTTGGCTTGTTATTCTCCACAAGCACCGGCATACCATAGAACACACACGCCATCAATACCTCCTCAAAGAATATCTCTGCCGTCTGTGGCCTTGCCACGTACTCTAAGAAGAATTGGTTGCTTGGCGCATCCTCCATGCTGAACTTCGTCATGCCATGGAGCGATCCGTTAGATCCACCTCCACCCACAACACCTGAGATGTCATAAGGGTCACATCCAAACGCGCCAAGGTGCTCATTGCCAGGATAGAACAAACTACCCCTTTTAATAAAGTTATTTCTTAAATTCTCTGGTGGAACCCACGACACAAGGAACCGGCCCTTATTGTCTGGCGTCCAAACAACTTGACTATCCTTCACCCCGTCCTTCCAATGGAAGTAACCTCTTGTGAGAACCCTGTCCTTGATTAATGAGTCATTGTAGTCAATCTGTTGATAGATCTTCGTAAGATTAAACAAGGATGCCTTGCTCTCATCCCTGAACGCGTGTGATTCTGTGCGTGGGAACTGCCTGTAAAATTCGTTTAATGAATCTGAGTCGCTCTTCAAAGATGCAACCTCATTGTTCCAATACTCAATTACACCAATCTTAATCATCCTGCCATCGATACCCTTAATAGGCTTAGATGGTGTGTCAAACACCGGGTGACCATACTCGTCAATATATCCCTCGAAGTTCCATTCCATTGGGATAAATAATGAATACAGACCACTCTTTGTTTGCCCGTTCTCATTCTTCTTCCTTGGATCAGAGTCCTCGTATAATTTCTTAAAGTTAGAACCACCCTTGTCAAGCGCATTCGATGTAGAACCCATCATACACTTACCAATGATCCTACTACCCAGACGCAAACACGTCTTGGTTACACGCCAGTTATTCTGTATGTTATTTGGCGCAAGCCATTTACCGCTCTCATCCTGAATGAGCATCCGTAATTTTTCTCCGTCATAACTGTTGTCACCTGTGTTCTTCCAGTCAATCGTGGTATTAAGACCCTCTAAGTGATCCTCCTCAGCCTTGGCAATACTCTTTCTTGTGAACTTAGATGCCGGCACACGATACGCAAGCTCAGTCTTTGGCTTGTCCATACCATCTTGTATTGGCTTAAAAAAGAATGGATAGCTCAAAGATATATTCACGACCTTGTCTGTGAACATTTTCTTTGCATCATCTCCCGTCTTTGATAAGATACCAAACCTTGCATCCTTTGTAATTGTCGCTTGGTTGACCATCTCAGAGCTACTCATAAATGAGAAACCTGAACGTCTATTTTTTAGATAGCACATACCAAAGCACCTATCGTCAGCCTTGCAAGCCTCCCAGAATATAAAGAATATCCTGTTACTTTCACGGAAATCAGGTAAACCAACGTCTATCTTGCTCCATTGCAAGTACATATAATGTGTGCCGGTGATATATGTCGGGATGCTATTATTAATAAACCAGAATCCATTATCTCTACGATTGAACTCTTGATCTATGTAGTCATCCCACTTAGCTTTGAACTTATTGTCAGTCCTGTCCCAGTCAAAGATTGTCTTAATCTTTTGTAATTCTCTAGGATACTCAACGACCTCCCAGTGATTGCTTCTATTCTCAACATCTTCAGGCTGAGCTGGCAAGGCTATGTTAACACCATTAATGTTATATATCTCACCGATGGTTCCATCCTTAGATATAATGACAACGTCATATTTATCATTGTGGCCATACTTCCAGCTATTTGTAAGGTTGCCTTTCTCGATAACCTTCGCACTAATAATATCTTTCTCAATTGTGTATAGCATTATTTGCCCCTTCTCTCAGCAAAGCCACCTTTTTTCTCTTGGATGTGTACGTTGCCCGTGATCATGTTGCGCTCTTCTTCTATCCTTGATAGAATCTCGAACGCATCAAAGATAGCCAACTTCTTGGTTGCCGCTGCATTTTTTAATTTGTCAGCAGACACGTCACCCTCATCACCTGTCAAGATTTGCTCTTCAGCAACCTTAATAAGTTCTTTGATGGCCATCTCGCCTGCCTTGATTATTTTTAATTTATATTCTTCAGTTGTCATAATACGATGCAAATATTTCTTTCAAACATTCTGTACAGTTTTTTTCCGTCAATATCAAACCTGTACTCTGTGTCAGGCTGATACGATACCAATGTGCCAGCAGGGATATCAATGGCATCACTAATGTATGCGAGCTTACCAATCAATGGCTGCTCTACGCCAACCTCAAATACAGACAGATCCTTTTGCTTCTCAATTGGCTCCACAAAGCAATAAGGCGAGTGGGCCATCCATTCACTATTATTCTTTTTGTATAGGAAGAACTGATCAAAATCTAAAATGTACAAATTATCTTTAAGGTGCGACATTGACTTGCGCTCCTTACCCTTCATATCGTAATAACTTCTAAATACATTATGATGAACCACAAGCTCATCTCCTGACTCAATTGGACCATCATAGCCAATTGGTGTATTAATTACTGTAGCGAACCTATTGGTGGCCTTATGGTCTTCTTTTGATGTGCTAATAATTAGCCCACTCTCCCTAACATTGTCGTAAGATTTACCACCAACCGGTTCTACAATAAAGTAGAACGGGGATCTCATTATAAAAAGTCTATATTAAATTCAATTGATACAGGCATATTATGTGTGAACTTCTTCCACACTAATACTTCTTTATCTCTTTCGATGTATATTAAAATAGCCCCATCATTCGTTGATAAAATTTGATGAATGACATAGCTACCGTTAAGAACTGACTGACCTACAACGTAGTTCATTGCGTTCTTGTAGTCAGTACCAACTGCTATCTTTCTGATTATCATATAACAAGCACCCAGCCGGATGTCTTTTTGATATACAGGTTCTCTGTGTCTGCTTGAAAACACAAAGCTCCTGGGCTAACAGTTAACGCAGTTCTTGCAGCAGCATTCGCTACACTGTATGTATTTTTGTACACATAGTCTCTAAGTGCAGATAGTTGAATGTTTACTGTAGATAAATCGCTATTTGAAGACAACAATAATTCTGTGCCTGTTAAATCTGTATCTTTTGTATAACTTGATATTTTAGCCATTTTTGTATTCTCCTGTTTGTAAGTTTACTGTGATGTTGCCATACTCTTCTGACAACTCATGCTGAAACAATTGTAGGTCTTTTGCAACACCTTCAATTCTTTCAATAAATTCTTGTTTTGCTACGTCCGCACTTACCATTTGAGCTTTTGCTCTTGATACTTGTATTTCTACGTCTGCAATTGAGTCCTTTAAATATCGTAAGTCACGATTTAAATTCACTAACTTTTCTAATTGGTCTTCTTTAATTTTATTCATTTTAATAATTTATATAGTATGATTGCTAAGATAACCAACAGTACAAGGGGAAGACCCTTGTATAGATACTTGCTATCTTGATATTCAATTACCTTGTATGGCACTCTGTCATGCGTCACAACTCTTATTGTGTCTGGCTTGACAGTTGCCTTGAAGTATATTTTCTTTTCTTTAACGATGAACTTCAGCTTTAACACTGTGTCCTCGTATGTCATTGTGTCCGTGATGTAAAAACTATCGGTGTGGTTGTACTCCTCAGTTATTACCGTGGTATCATGCACAATAACTTTTTCTTTATTGAATAGTGTTGGATCCTTCTTAAGCGCACGGTTTAAGTGCCACTCAGCGGAGCATGATGTAAGTAATAATATGAGGAGTATCGACCTTAGCACTTCTTTGAGTTCTTTGCAACAGGGTTGTTTGCTGTTCCTGGCTTGCCTTTAGATGTCATCTTTTTAGGCGCTGCCGGCTTGGTGTTTTTAATGGTAATTGCCATGATTATTTTTTTGCTGCGTTTTTAAACATCATTTTAGCTGCGGTAGCTTTACCTACTGCAACGGCCTTCTTAGCAGGCATACCTTTTTTCTCATAGCTTTTAGCTACGCTTTCAGCCATAGGTGCAAAGTTTTTACCCTTCTTCCCGATGTCTTTACCAGCAACGGCTTTCTTTACGATTGTAGATTTTTTCATATTGCCTTCAAAGATAGTTATTTTTCATTAATCTACACTAGTAATAATACCATTTGTAATGTGTAAGTTTTGTTGACCAGGAGGATTTGTTGGCACAGTAAATGTGCCGGTGTATCCTGTAGGAGCACTATCTATCAACTTCCATAGTGTCTTCAGCATCCAGTCAATCGACATTGGTACGCTGACACTATACTCGTTGTAATTTTTAGGGGGCCTTAAGATCATAGCACAAAGATACTACTTCTTTGTGGACTTATTGTTTGAGCCGTTACGCGCTCTGTTTGCTTTTGTCTTCTCAATCACAACGGAGCCATCCTTCTTGTGGCTTAGATCAACGCCTTTCGCTGCTCGCTTGCCATAGATGCCACGTTGGTGCGCTTCTTTATTGAGCTCTTCACGATACTTCACGCGTGCAGGGGATGCCTGATACGCTTTGTCGTATGAGTAATCTCTGCCAGTAGCTTTATTGCTGCCCGGTCTATTGTTCTTCGCTACTATTTTGTTCTTTGGCATTTGGCTTAAACTTTTCTGCTACTGTTCCAATTCCGTATGCGATAGATATGTATTCTACGGCCTCAATTGCCTTTTCGTCTTTATGTATGAACATATATGCGATTAAAGATATAAACCCAATGGCTCCAAGCACTCTCTTATGAGAGGCCCCTTCGCTTGACGAGAACATATCTACAAAGAATTTTTTCATTGTAATATATCTGATTGCGTACTTGTGATCTTCATCATCATACCGCCCTCAACTCTTTTGATCTCTTGACCATTGTTCAACACAATAATTGTTGGAACGGTTTTGATCTTCATTTTTGACTTTAGCTCAGGGAACTTATCCAAAGATAAGAAGTAATAGTTTACTGAGTTTGCCGGCTTCCATTGATAGCTGTTCTGTTTATTCCATTCATAGTTCAACTGGATAACAACTTTTCCTTTATTGATATCAGGAACACCTTGCTCAGGTTTTGAAAAGCTAATCCAAATAAGTAATATTGGCAAGGATATGAATATGGCTAAAAACTTTTTCATCTCATTAAGCGTTCTTCCATTTTCTCAAGCCTAAGATCTATTTTCTCAACTTTCTTATCAATGTTATCTACTGTTGTTCGTAGCAATTGATCTTTTAGCTGATACTCTTCTGCTGATACCGCTGGTTTAGGTAAACTCTTCGCCTCTTCAATGTCAGATGAAAGCTTATAGTAAACACCCATTAATGATACTAAACCACAAACTATAACCACCAAGAACTCTAATGTTAATGTAAACTTAGTGTTCTTCCCTACTTCAATATTATCCATTATGCAAATATAACAAATCTATATTAAACGCTTATTCTGGAACAGGTGTATATTCAATTCTTTCAAGTTCGTTTAATTGGTCGTGAATATCTGCAAAATTAGGGTCGTCTAAAACTTCTAATCCTGTTATATATCTACTTGAACCATCTAAAGCAAATATTAGTTCCCAACAACCATTTTTATAGCCGTTTAATGCGTTGTATTGGTCTGGGTTTGGGTGTAATACTATTATCATAATGATGTCATATAAGTGTTCAAAATAGTATAGTAAGTACTCGCAAGTGAAGATAAATCAGCTCCAAGTGATTGAATGGAAATTTGATTAGCAGAATACGAAGTATTTGACCTTAATAATGCAGCAGCCCCTCCAGTTTGATTTCTAGTTTGCAAAGGACTTGCTAATAAAGTATTGTTATTGTATTGATTATATCCAAGACTTGAATTTCTAGAATACATAATAAATCCAACTGAAGAAGTTGCATTGAGTGTTGTAGCATTCGAAGAATTTATACCATTATTTCCCGAAGATGTTTTTTGAATGTTTGAACGAGTTGAAGCAAAATTAGATGTTGCAATAGGGCTTGAAGGTGTAATATTTCTAACCCATACCATTTGGTGTGCGCTATCGTCTGCATAATTTACCCTCTGTGTTGCACCATTATAATTCAAGTCAATATAAGCACTCGTTCCATTGCCTGTAAATCCTTGATTAGTTGTAAAAGTAAGAGTTGGTATTCCCGTATAAGTTACCAATCGTTTCCAATCTATTAATGCATAATTACTATTACCATCAGTTGCAAAAACTCCAAACGTGTCTAACTTATCCCAAATTCCTGCTGCTTTCAAATCTACAAGCATTTTATTTTGTTTAAATTGTTGTGATGCACTTGGTAAAGTTGAAATATCTTTTGCATACTGCAAAATCGCTTGATAACTTGGATCAAATGATGAGCTTGCGATTATGCCATTAATTCCTAAAATCATAGATTATGTTGTTAAGCTACCAAATAAATACCACTCATCAGTTGCTATCTTAATTAATGTAGCACCACTATATTGAGTAGCTAATTTCAACCAACCAGAAGTGCTTCTTATTGTTACGCCACTTGTTGCGACAACTGTGGTCTGACCAGCTCCATATTGTGATAATAAAATTTGTGTACCTGTAGGAAACGCAATGCTTGAGTTTAATGGAACAGTTAGATTATTTGCAGTTGCTACGTTCATCTCAACTAACTTGTTTGCATCGCTTAATGCCAATGTATAGCTTGCTGTTTGTCTATTTGTTGTAATTACAGAATCTTGCTTTGCATTCCAAGTTGCTGCACTTGCTATTTTTGCATCTGCAATAGCTACACCATTCCAAGTTGCACTTGTTATTGAGCCAGGGTAGTCAAATGTATTTGTTGACCAACTTACATTTGATGGTGCTAATTCGTGACGCTCCCATGTGCCTGCTGCTGTAGCGTTGGATAATAATGTAATTATTGTATCACCACCACTTGGCACTGACGCAACTAATGTATTACTATTATTGTTTACTGTGATTGCACCACTGCTTTGATTATTGTTGAAGTAAAATGATATACCATTATCTAGCGTAGTTGCGTCTGGCAATTTTATTACTTGACCACCACTACCAGTCACTACATAGCTTGGCGTAGATGATGCAGTTAATACAATTTGTGTTCCGCTTGCGGCAACACTTGTAAATCCTTCAGTGAATCTATTTGCGCTTGCTTTATTTGTAAAGTTTATTGCACTTGTTGATGCTTGCATTGGCAAGTCATTACCAGCTCCATCAGATAATGTTTTTAATGTACCATCAAGTGCAGCACTATCTCCCGTTTTAATTAAACCAGTATACGTGTCTTGCGGTTTTGTATTTATTAATGAAGTTCCCATTTTTATAAGCAATTATTCCAATTTGTATTTATATTGTTCCAATTTTGTGCATCGTATAAGTTCCAGTCAGTCGTAGCAAAGCACAAAACAGGCGGAGCTCCACCGGATTTAAGTATTGTTGCTATTTCAATGACGATACCAATAATCATATTACCAGATCGCTACAATATTTGATGCCGCTGTTCCGGTTGCAAACACTTGAAGTACCTGTACCGGCATATATCCAACTGGATGATTAGCAAATAAAACATTATCACCACCAACTGTTTGAACAGTAATATTACCTGCGGTTCCAATGTATAGAACGCATCCATTACTGATGCCATTCATTACTGAGGGAATTAATGCTGAATCTGATGGGGTTACCGCTGCTGCTCTATACCCCTGTAGTTTTTGATATGCCATAATTTTCTACAAATATAGTTAATTTTGGTTTAGCACTTCCATCTTTTTCTGGCCTGCCTTAATCTTGAATTGGGATCAGCGGCTGCCTTCGGGAAGTCTTTCATCTGCCCAGCACTGCGCGCACAGAATGACTTACGTCTCTTTGCGTCAGCACTACCAGGTTTTACATCACCCGTTACGGCGGTACGCAGACGGCTGCCTGGGTTTGCTTTACGATACGCAGCCACGCCTTTTGCTGTCATGCCGGCCCCTTTGCTTGTCGGCAAATAGTTAGCACTTTTGCCTGTTGTTGTTTTAGGTATAGACTTTGCCATATTATCTTCCTTGCCCTCTATATTTCTTATCAGGTTTATTATTTTTACTATGAACGCCAGGTCTACTAGCCTTCGGTTTCAGAGTGAACTTCTTGCTCGACTCCGTCTGCTTCTTTGGTTTCGCCATAAGGGAATAATTCGTTTAGTTTTTCTTGTCTTGCCTCACATCCGCAATCTTCGCCCACAACAGCCTTCACAACAGCCTTTACGCCTGTCGCTTCCATTATTGCTGCAATTGTATCGCCTAATCCGTGCATTTTATGCAAATATAAGTATCTTTGTTGATATGAAAAAAACTGGAATCAAACGATGTGAAGAAAGAATTGAAAAACAAAGAATACGCGAAGCCAAGAACCATATCCCTGCCCCAATCGAACCTATCAAGTATAATTACCTAAAATATTGGAGGCTTGTAAAGTACTGGGCACAAGTTGAGATGAAGTTAATGGAGACTGACGTGTATATGCTTTTGTACATCTACGCAGAGCGTCCGTTCACCATGACATACTTTAAGCAATATGACTCAACCTTCACACATCAACACTCAAAGTTTGACCGCTTCCTACGCGAAGGCTATATCGTTAAGTTCAGGCAAAACTATAAGACTTACGGGACCCTCTACACCATTTCATTTAAAGGCAAGAAGATCTGCGATGACATCTATAAAATCTTAGAAGGCAAGAAGCACGTCCAAGTTGGTGGTAAGCAGCACTATGTCAAGCAGGTCACCAATATTGCCCTTCGCAGAATGAAGAGAGACACTACGCCTGTAGAAGAACGACGACGTCCGCTTCTTTAATCACACCGTACACCGCGCCATCAATGCGCACCTGATGCCCATTGCGCTTGTCAAAGTATATCATGTCGCCCTCTTTTACTGCCAGCACCTCGTTGCCAACACTCACAACTGTGCCTTTGCCGTAGCGCATCTCGTCATTCTCGACGTTTGTCAATAGCAAACCAGAGGAGGTCTTAGCCTCCTCGATGATTTGATTGATGATTATGTATTTATTTACAGCTCTCATTTAGCTCTCATGTTATAGATGATACAATTGGTCCCTAAGATTGTCGTAGATACACTCACAGCGTTCTCTAAGGCATTCTTTGTAACTTTTGAGGGGTCTATGACGCCCATCTCCTTTAAATCGCCTGTAGCGGCTGTTTTGACATTGTATCCAAGGCCCGTTTGTGCAAAATTTTCTCTAATCACATCAGCATTGTCAACATTGATGCCTGCATTCTCTAAAATTATGTAGAATGGAGCCACAATTGACGCTGCCATAATCTTTCTGGCAATACTATGCTTGTCTTTGGCCCACATTTTCTCGACAATTGACAGTAATGCGTACCCACCACCTGGCAGTATCCCCTCTTCAAGGGCTGCTTTGGTCGCGCACACCGCGTCATCCACCCTGTCTTTCTTCTCTTTTTGCTCAATATCACTGCTTGCACCCACATAAATGACAGCAACACCACCTGCAAGGTTCGCAATGCGCTCTTCTTTGAACGCTGCATCGTCTGTTGTCATCCCTTTGATCTCTTCAATGCGAGCTTTGGCGCTTGCGCTGTCCTTTAGGATCACAACACTGGCATCTTTACCAACCACGACCTTATTTGCTTGACCAAGGTCACTAATTGTCATCAATGAGAAGTCATCACCCGTGTCATCAGTGATATACTTGCCGCCTGTCGCAATTGCCAGGTCAGACATCAGGTCCTGCTTCTTATATCCAAATTGTGGAGGCAAGATCACTGCAACCTTTAATACTCCCTTCATCTTGTTAAGATTCAACGAGTTAAGCGCATTCTCGCCCATCTCAGAGATGATAAGTATGCTGCGATTCTGTCTGTGCACTTCTGCCAGAATGTGCTCAATGCTTTGTAGTGACGCTATTTCTTGATCTGAGATCAAGATGTACGGGTTCTCCAGCACAGCCTCTTGTCTCTTCTCGTCTGTCACCATGTACTTGCTTGAGTAGCCACGCTTGATGCGCATCCCGTTCACCACCTCAGAGTATGTCATGCTTGTCGATGAGTTCTCAACAGTCACAGCGCCATCCTTGCCCACTTTAATGTACGCGTCAGCCACAATCTCTCCGATCTCTTTATCGTTGTTTGCAGATATTGTCGCCACGTCAAGCAAGCTGTCGTTTGTTACCGGCACAGCCATGTCGCTCAGGTCTTTGATAATCTCTTTTGATACTGCCACAATGTCTCTTAGCACAGATGGATCTTTCTCAATCCCTTCAGCGGTGTACGCGTCGATGATGGCCTCTGCGAGCACTAGGGCCGTTGAAGTTCCGTCTCCCGATATTGTCGCTGTCTTCTCGCTAGCTTCCTTCATCATTGTAACCGCAAGGTTCTCGATTGGATCGTCTAGCACAATTGACTTGGCAACAGTGACACCGTCCTTCGTTACAACAATACCACGTGTGTGATTCTCTGACTCAATCAGGACAGTCTGCCCCATTGGTCCTAATGTAGACTTGACCGCCTTCGCTATTTTGCGAACGCCACTCATCAGTCTATCTTGGTTAAATTCAATTTCTTTTACAATCATTTTGTCGCAAATTTAAACAAAAAATGCGACATATAGCCGCATCTTTATAAGTTTGTTTGTTTTGATGTTAACGTTTTTTCTTTGTAGGGATTTTGTATCTTCCTTGTGATCTTTCTTCTGCCTCATTAGCCTTTGCTTGTGGCATATCTATCTTCTTTTGTTTTGCATCAGCAGCTTGATATCCGGCAGCTCTTCTTTCCCATGCCTTATTCATAACTGAATCTTGTTGAAATCCCCCTAGCTTTGACCCTCTTTTAATTTGAGTTACAGGTAAAATCTCTCTTTCGTATTTGGTCCTAGAATCTCCCATGATTTTCTCAGGAGTTCTTCTTTCTAACTGATTAGCTCTGCTTAATGATAAACTATTAATTGGCTCCGGAGTAGTACTCAACGGATAATCTCTGCCTTTTGGTTTTGGTGTTGCCATAATGGTACAAATATAATTACTTTATTTTTGGTTTTACTTTTGGTGCTTTGACGATTAGCTTCTTGATCAGATGGTTGTTTGACTTGCCGTCCTTCTCAAGCATCTTACCGTATACCTTGCCTAGGCCTTTGTCTTTTCTCATGATAAACTCTTTAACATTGCGATTAGTCTCGGGCATGGGTATGTGTCGCTCTTGTCATTGCGGACGCTGACGTGAGTGTATACACCTGGCTTACCTTCTAAGGCATCCTTGCAGACTGCCCACATATTCTCGTTGTATGTCAGTGGGATATTATACTTGTCGTTCCAAAGCAACAATAGGTGCTTTACAGCCTCGATCTGCTTGTCAGTGTACTTGTGATAATACTTGTACCCTTTAAACTCCGTAGGTAGCTCCTCGACATCGCTCTGTGGCACCTCGCCGTTCACGTAGTTGTAGAACTTGTCGCCCTTCTTAGTCAAGCCGCCCCATGCACATAGCTCAATGCCAATACTTGAGCGGTCAAGATTTTTGTACGGAAGCTTATTGTTCGCAAAAGCCTGGTTCGTTAGGCCCAAATGGTATGCCCACTTAGAACTTGGGAACCCCTGCACGATCTGGCCATCTTGCCCGATCACAACGCAAGTCGCTACCGGTGTCGCATCTGCTTGCCAGAACTTGAACACATTCTCAGCGTTCGGACCGCCAGCAGTATGATGCAAGTATATCTGCGTCTTTGGCGTTACCTCATTCTTGTAGTTCGTAAACTCAACTTGTTTGATATTCATACGCTACAAAGTTACCCAAAAATATTCAAAGTCAATTAATGGTCTGTCCATGCCTCGACGGTATAAGTACACATCTTTGTCAAGCCCGAGAGCTTTGCAAGCATCAGTGATCGTCTCGTACAACTGTTGGCTTGCAATGTGACGTACCATGCGTACCTTTGGCTTCACCTCCTTCTTACGTGGCTTCTTGAGGGCCTCGCGTTGACTCTCGCTCATGGTGCGCTTACCACTTTGCCAGTCCTCTTGCATCATCTCGGAGGCGGTGAGCCATCTTAAATTGCTGACATTGTTGTTCTGCTTGTTCCCGTCAATGTGCCTGACAAGCTTCTTGCCATCAGGGTTTGGGACAAACGCATCAGCAACCAACTTGTGAACCATAAATATCCTAGGCCTTCTGGCAACAGATAGCGTAATCTTTCTGCATCCGTCCGCAGATGGTTGATCCTTTAAAATCTTTTTGCCTCCGCCAATTAAACTCGTGATGATTCCGGCATCACTTACCATGTAACGTTCAAATATAATTTTATTCATAATGCAAATATAGGTACAATATACCATTTTTGTGTCGGTTTTTATTTTTTGGGGTCTCCCTTCTTTTATTTATACTTTACTTTTAATATTTCTTTTTTAATTTTTTTTTAAAATATAAATTAACCAATGACACTGAAAATTATTAAGTTATTGATTATCAATAAAAGTAGTAGAGGCATTGTTTATGAATATCGACACAAAGTCGACACAGAATCGACACAAGATGTCGAAAATCGACACAAAGTGGGCTGCATTGTGTCGGTTTTGGGGTGTGATTCATCACGACGTAGTAATTAAATTCATTGGAATTAATTATTTTGTGTCGGTTTTTGTGTCGGGAATGTCAGGGCAATGTCAAAAATATGTCGCAAATTTTGAGGTTGTGGGTATCCCCCCCAAACTGGATCAGCCCCCTCGAAAAGAAAACGGATCCTATCCGCATAGGGGGGGTGCCGTTTCGGAAAATTCCGTGCCGATTTTTTGCCTTTTTCCTAGGTGCTTGGTTGGGGTGCAATCGCTTCGCGCTTGCTTCCGATTTGCGCCCGTTTACTTCGCCCGTTCCCTTGTCCGTTCCATTGGGACGGGGTGAACTTTTCTCGATCTGATTTGTTCCCCGTAAACAATACGAAAATATCGTACGTTTGATTTGGTATTGTTTGCCCGTTAATTCCCTGTACAATCTTTGCGCGTTTATCAGGTAAATTCCCTGTACAATTTTAAGGCGTTTCACTTTGCGCCCGTGGGATATATCCCCTCTTTATTTTCGCCCTAATAAAAAAACCTTTTTAAAAGCGCCCTTGTAAATCATTGATAATCAATAGCAATGTCACAATAATGTCATACTTTTAATTATTTTAATCTTTTTTCTTGCTTATTCACAAATTATACATATCTTTGTATTGTTAAGAAAAACTAAAAATAACAACATGAGGAAACAAGGTCTATCGAATTACGAAAAGCAATTAATATCTAAACGTTTAGATATTATTTTCAACAAGGCAACTGCAAAGGATATCAACGACGGCAAAAATTGGTATCTAAGCGCATACAACGAAGCGCAAAAGTTAGCAAATGAGTTTAATTTATGCCCGTTAAAATGTGCCGGGGTAATTAGTGCGCTAAGCCCAAATAACAAATGGGCGCAAAACTTAAAGGACGCGCACAAAGTATGCAAAGCATTCACTGAAAATAAGGGCGCAAACGACGTTAAGGTTTGTACGTTCAATACTAACAAGTTTAAAGCCTTTGCAATACTTAACAATTTAGTTGAAATTACAAACGACTCACGTAAAACGTATTCATTCATTCGCAATGTGGGATACCTTGACTCAGAGCGCGTGACGATTGATATATGGCATTTACGCGCTTGTTATGGCAAAGATAAAGGCACCCCAACCCCTTTAGTTTACGACCAAATCGAAGCACTTACTTTAAGAAAGGCTAAAAAATTAGGACTAACAGGTTACAAATACCAAGCCATTATATGGGTAGTAATCAGACAAATTTACACTTATAAATAAACGACATGATAACATACATTTTTTATACATTCGACGAAAACAGAAACAAAACGATTCACTTTGAGGTGAAATGCATTCAACCAAAAAGGACAAAAGCCTACAAAACTGTTTTAAACTTATTCAAAAATCCACCTTTTGTTTATGGATTCGGCTTCAAACCAATAACCAAATAAAAACTAAACGACTATGATACAACTAACTGAAATTATCGGAAACGGGTTAACGCAACCTATTTTACTAGAAGTTAATTCATTTAACTATATGGTAAACAATTCAAAAGGATACGGCTCAATAGTTTACTATGGTACGGGCTGTATTGAAGTAACTGAATCAACTAAACAAATCAACCAACTAAGAATATTTGAAATTAGACGTAAAAAATAAAACTATGAAACAATTAACCGACAAACAACTGCTAAAATTAGACGCGCAAATTTGCGCCCTAAGTGACAAACTTACAAAGGTGTGTAATCAACACAAAGTAAGCGACAAAAAAATGGAATTAGTGAACGTATCGTGGTGCGATTGGGACGCGTACGAAACTCAAGAGGGTATTGTAAATGCATTGCACAATATCGACATGGAACTATCTGATCTCTCATATTACATAACACAACTAACAAAATGAAGCACTTAATCAGAAAATCAATTGAATTTTGCAGTGTTATTTTATTAACTGCATGTGTTACCTTGGTAACAATGTTTATCCTTTCCTTATTGGTTGCTATAATTTCGGGCAACCCATTGGGACCCATCTTTCACAGCACTTTTATAAGTGTAGCAAGTATTATCTTTTTCCTTACTTGTTTAATTGCATACTCTCATATTTTATCACAAAAACAAATCTATGAAGCATAACACACTATTTCACCACTTGCACAACGCACAAACAAACCTTATCGGTTTCAGTTACAACATTTACAACGGAGGCTTAAATCCTGACAAGGGCTACATGGTCGCAGTAAAAGGCTACGAGGAAACGGCACCAAAAGACAGCGACATTATCGCATTCGGTAGGGATTACTTTCTTCGCCACGCGACCAAACTAGCCGACCCACACTATTACATGGGCTGTTGGTACAACGACGGGGAATTTGTTTTCGACATCTCAGAAAATATCCAAACAAAGGAGGTCGCCATCGCCCTAGGTGAACAACAAGAGCAAAGTGCGATATGGGACTGCACTAGTGGTACCGAGTATCGCTTAATGCGAGAGTTCGATTAATCACCCATCCCAAGCCATAGGAATGCCGTCGGTTCGAGTCCGACCTTGGGAACCACTATGAATAAATTACATCAAATCAACAAGGCGCAAAGGTCACTAGGTGCTGACTTTATGCAAGGATTAATTAACAACGGACAAGCATGGCAAATGGAAGGCTCTATGGGTCGCCAATGTATGGATGCATTACGTTCGGGCATGTGTATGTTACCTAAGAAGGCATTTACTGATGCTTATGGGAATAGGGTACCTAGCCGTGACGAACTAAAGCAAGGAAGCATGGGAACCTATGTAAACACTTTAAACTATTATAACATATGACAAACGAACAAATAAACGACATGATTATGTCAATTGACTACGCTATTAATTTAATAGAGTTAAATTACAATAGTGATATTGACGACAGGGAAATTATTGTACACAACTTACAACAACTAGACAACGCAATTGACGAATTAAAAAAACTAAAACTATGAACGACTTACAAAAACTAGACAGGCAATACTTTTGGGTGGAACGCCCAAAGGTAGTACTCGAGGAACTACAAAAATATTTTGACCATGTTGAAGACGTGACCTACATGAACGACGGCGCACCAAGTTTAGAGATAAATGAGAGGTACTATCTATTCATGCCGACATCAACGCGCACAAACCACGACAACGAGGAATACAATTATTATATGATAGTGGAGAGTGAAAATTACGGCACAAACGCGCGAACAATTGAGTGTGACACCTTAGACAAAGCAATCGACGAACTATATCAAATAATAGCATTATGATAACGAAACGCGAATATTTCGACAAGTTGACAACGGGCGCAAAATTGGATTACCCCGACCTTTCGATCCAAATTGATGACATCATCGACGAGATGCTAAGCCAATGCGAGATTGAGAACGAACCAACTGATGCCGACCTTTTGGATGCCGAGCAACAATTGAACGACCTTATCGAGCGCAACCAAGAGCCAGTACAAGAGCCAACACAATGGTGTACAATTAAAGAGATAGAACAATGAAAAGGATATCTAAACAAGCAAAGGCAATTGCTGATGCTCACATTCAGGCAAGGATAAACGGAACATTTGACGACCCAAATTTCAGCACAAAGGATGAACTTATACAACTATTAAATGAAGGCAAAACATTTTCGGGATTGCTTGACAGAATAGAAATGAAGTATACCTCAATCACTTCAATTTTGCTATCTAGAACAATGTTTTTCAATAGCCAAAACTACAAGAGTGGTATATACAAGGGATTCAAAATACTTTTAGATAATTAAAAAACTTTACACAAAACTGACAAAACTATTTTTTTATTCACAAGATAACAACTAATATTGCACTGATGATTACTAAACAAGATATTTTAGACGTGGCACTACAATTAGAGATGCCAATTACTGACAAGCAAATAAATTACGTTTTAGAGAACTATTCTGAGACGGGCGAAATTTGGAACGTACAAGTTGAAGACTTGTTATACCAATGCGAACCAAAAGTTTGCGACATCACGGGTGAAACCATGACTGAGGGATGGGTTGCCAATGATGGCGAAATGTACTTCAAGTACGAGAAAGATGCCCTTGCATGGTGCATTGAGAATGGCTACGAAAGTATTGAGGATGCCTACAACGAAGAGGCAATCTACTATACTGAGTGGGAGGATTAATACATTGCTCTAATGGGGTAACTCCCCATTAAAGCAACCAAGAAGTTCTTTGACGTACGGGGCGAATTAAGTGTAACAACTTAATAGGTGGGTGCTAACAATCCGTTAGCGTGAATTGACGAGGACTAGTCAATACCTACTGAAGGCGAGAATACATGGTTGCGAGAGTCCCTCGCATTGAATGAGCACGGAACAACTCAGCCAACCACACGACAAGCGCAGAGCGATACTTCGGTGTATCCGTGTGGGCAACTTAACACTAAATTATAACAAACACACAACACTAAAATATAACTTATGAACCTATTTAGAATTAACACCACGGCATTTCACGAGGAAGATTTCACAATCTACACCGACTTAAACAAAGAGCAAGTTACTGACATCATCACACCCATTGTAAAAGATGAACGTGATGGTGGCTACGGTTACTACAACGACGATTTGGTTAGCGCATTAAAGAACGCATATCCAAACAACTTTATCTCACAACGATACAACGAACCTGAAATGATATCAATATGAATATAACAATAAACATTTTGGAGGTTGCAAGTGATCTTGCACACCAAAGATTAATCGAAGACTGGGCATCAATAGGCAATAGTGATATTCCATTGTACAACGGAGAGAATTATTGTGAAGAGGCTCAAGACATTTTTAACGATTACTAAGACACTTATTATTTAATATTAGAAAGCGCAAACTATGAAACTAACGAACGATAACTTTGTATGGGACATTGTCTCAACGAATGAGGTAACAGATGCCTACGCAAAAGGTGAAGTATTTATTTTGCACGACGATGACACAGAGACGTTGTACACGGGCGAACCAATTGACGAGAGTTTAACGTACGGCACTGAGATTGGGTGGCTTAAAGATATAGACGACAGACAAATCTTAACATTGTTAGCAGTACGCAAGTACGGGCATCTAAAAGACCATGACCTAATATGGCGCTTTGTTGCGCTTTCAACCAACGGACTAATTAACATGATATGCAACTGATTAACGGCAAGTTCTACGTTAACGGCAAAGAAGTGCCAGTAGAGATAGGGAACAAGGAGCAAATCGCATTGCTCCAAGAAAGGCAGAAGTTAATGGATGAGGGCGCAAAGATTGACATAATAACCGACGAGGTGATAACGCATACAATCGCAGCGACATTCAAATGCCCGTCATGTGGCAAAACCAATTACATAGACGACGATAGCGAATACCACTTTGATGATTCGGACATTAAAGATTTGCTCGAATCAGAAAGTTCTTGTAATCATTGTGGTCAAGACTTTGAATTAATTTTAAGGGACGGAAAATATAAGTATATGTTATGACAGAAGTCGTCTGCATTAAAACACATAGCCAAGGGATTGTCAAGGAGGGGGAGATTTACCCTCTGCTTGACACGAGGGCTGACTGCTCATGTGGTGCAACGATGTACGACATTGGAGCAACAAACAATGCCATGTACCAAACGTGTTGGTGTGGCAAGGAGTCTATAAGAAAGAGTAAGACATGGTGGTTAGATAGCAGATTGTTTGCCATCCCAAATTTGGAGGAAATATATGGAGAATTATATCTTGAAGAGGCACAGAATGGGGCTCACTAAGACCCTTGACGACGCAGCGCATGAGTTAAAAGATTTACTCGCATTGACCACGGGTAAAACAGTAAAAGATTGCAAAATGAGATTACAAGTAAAGCAAATATTAAATAGTTATGACATGGGGTTCCACACGACCTTGTCCGATATGGTATCGGAGTTTATGCTGATCGTTAACTTAACTGACAAAAAGAATTTAAACTACAAAGAATGCGAAGAATTATTTTTATCTTATTGCTCGGTATTGGGCAGACAAGGGCTCAAGTAGTTGAGAGTTTGGATAGCCAACGGCTGACATCATTAGATACGGCTATAGGTAAGGGATGGGTAACAAGTGTATACTTGAATACGGGATACGACAAGGAGGGGTTAGATTATATCCCTCCGATACAATTAAAGAAACTCTCAAGGATGGGCGACTATTACATACGATGTATGCTAGACGACTACTATTATTTTGAGATAATAATTATTAATTTTAAACTAGAATATATATATACAAACGACAAAGATGAATAACATAATAAAAGGCGATAAGGTATTTATTGCAAAATTAGAGGATGTAATATTCCAGTACACGGGAATAGATACAGAGGTAATCAAAAGCAAGACAAGGAAGTCAGAGATTGTAACAATTAGATTCATCCAAGCATGGCTGATGAAGAAGTACACGTTCATGTCATTGTGCAGTATTGGGAAGCACATGGGTGGACGTGATCACAGCACAATCATCCACGTGATCAAGACAATTGAGGATTGGTACGAGCAACCTAAGATGTTTGCACCTGAATTAAGGATGCTTGAGGCAATAGAGAGAGAGGTAAAGATATGACAATTGAATGGTTATTAAATGAATGGCCTATACTGAATGCACAATTGCCACCTCACATAATTGAACAAGCCAAAGAGATGGAGATTGCAGGTAGAGAAAGTAGTTATGCTGATGGCTATAGCGAGGGCTATAAACGAGCATTAGAATTAATTGAATGGATGATAAAAACTGAAATAAAAAGAAACAAATGATAAACGAAACAAAACAAACGACATTAGAATGGTATTCCGAAATAACATCAAAAATTAAACATACTGCTGTTGAGTACTATGCTATTGAAATATGTGAATTGATGCGCAATAAATATGGAGAAGGAATAATTGATTTAGATGTTTTAAACAAAGCAAAAGAAATGGAGAAGGAGCAAGCCCAAGCTTATACAGCATTCTGTGTAGCGTGTGATAGAAAAAAATTGCCTTTACTAGAGTTTGAAGGTTGGATTACATTACAAGGAGGTAACAAATGAAAATACTAGAGATACGTGCGATTTTATCGCCAATTAACGAGCACAATCCACGAGCGATGAGGGTAGTATACCCCGATGTCAAGATTGAATTCAATGACTTTCAAGAAAACTTAAAAAAACAAATCGATGCACGGACGACCTACATTCAAGGGAAAAAATAGTATCTACATTATTGACAACGGGTGCAAGGTAGAGAAGTTCGACAACGGGAATGTTGTGATATACAACACGAGAGTTGGTGGAGACTTCTACGAAAAAGTTGACCCAAGTTATTATGAGATGTATGAGAGGGATGGATTTGATTTGATGTCGATCCAACTATCTATTGACACATTTAAAATTGCATTGGAAAAGAATCCAAGCAATCAAGAAACAATTCAAAAATTAAAACAATATGAGAAAAAAATTAATTTCTATCGACCAAGAAACGATGGCAATCAAGAGGGTATTTGACCTTAGATTTCCATTTTGGACAAGCATTGCACTTAATATTGTTACTTTGAGTGTTATATCATTTATTCTATTGAAGGAGCGTTCAATCTTAGTAAAGTACAAGACGATGATAGTGGAGAAGTTGGTCGAGGACATTCCATTGACTGATAGCGCAATCATCAGTGAGTTGACTCACCTGGGATGTATGCAAGTGCCCGTGGCATTGGCTCAGTTTAAGATTGAGACGGGGCACTTCAGTAGTAATATATGCAAGCAAAACAAGAACATTGCAGGCATAAGAAATTCAAGGTCTAAATTAGTCATCGGCATGAAGAATGACCACTGCGCATATGCGACATACAGAGACTGCCTAAGAGACTATGTGGCGATACAGAACAGATACTTAACAAATATCAACCATCGTTACGCAGAGGATCCAAATTACATATCTAAACTAAAACAAATAAGATGACAGCAGTAGACACACTATGGGACATGATACCAAAAGACACTCAGAACTACATTGTTAAGCAATTCAACGGTCTTGAGAAAGCCAAAGCAATGGAGAATGATCGACTAATATCTGCACAAATGGATATGTTTCATTTTTTAAACAATTTAAAATCTGGAATGATGTATTTAGAAAAAAGAGAAGAAGCAGAAAAATTTGCTAAACAATACTACAACGAAACAAATGAAAGCGATCTTTAAGTTTAACAATGGGAATGGGGCACTGCTCTGCAATTGTTGTTCGGGCATCATTAAGACGGGGATAGACTTCTCTGACTTTGAACGCGAGGCAATGCTCGGTAATCAAGAGATGTCTGCTAAGTTCTGTAAAGCGTGCCAAGACATTGTTAAAATGGCTATTAATCTGGCACATGAATATGATGTGAAAAACCATTTAGACGTATTCACAAGTACAAGAGACTTGAGAGTGAATAAGTGTAAGCAAGGCCTTTGTTTTAACTTGTACCAAGTTAAAGACTTTCACGTAAAGGACATTGCACATCACCTTAGAATCAACCAATCAACTGTATATAAGTACGTTAAAAATTATAGAAAATTATTTGACGAAAACTTGTATTTCCAAAACTTAGTTTTAACTTTGTAGTCCGATGAAAGATACTAAAGAAAAAATAACAGAAGTATGCAACGAAATTAAAGAATTGCTACTAGAAAAAAATAGAAAATATGGAGATTCGGCACTTAATCCAATCCGTATTTTAAGTAAATCAGATTCAGTTGAACAATTAAAAGTCAGAATTGATGATAAATTAAATAGATTGAAAAATTTACAAGAAGATGAAACCGAGGATACAATAACTGATTTGATTGGTTATCTTATATTGCTTAAGATAAGTATAACAAAGCAAGAAATGGTTTTTTTTTGAAAGTAAAAGTATAAGTGGAACATCAGACGTGAGTTATTGGGGAGGCAAGTTATGAAAGTATACCAGAACGAGACATTCACAATAATAAAGTACAAAGAACTATACCATGTCTTTTTTACTTGGGAATATAGTCATGCATTATTTATTGACCATAGCATCTATAGTTGCTACTGGTTTATGTTTAAACAATACCTAAAAAATCTAATATGAACACAACATTTGAAAAACTATCGAGCATCGACGTAACGAAGTACGTTGAGAAGAAACAAGGACAAAGTTATTTGTCATGGGCTAACGCGTGGAGACTTGCGTGTATCAATTGCCCGAACACAAGCAGAACCATCTATGAGAATGTGGATGGCAAGAACTACTTTACTGATGGCAGAACTGCATGGGTTAAAGTTGGTGTAACTATCGAAGGCGTTGAGCACATTGATCAATTGCCAGTAATGAACTTGCGCAATCAATCAGTGTTAGTTGACGTGATTACATCATTCGATGTGAATAAAGCGATTCAACGTAGCACTGTGAAGGCCTTGGCATTACATGGCCTTGGTATCAACATCTATGCCGGTGAAGACTTCGAGGAGGCTGACACATCTAAGGACGATGGCAAGCAGACTCAGATCGTGTTAAACATTGGCGATGAGAATTGGACGAAGGCAATTGCATATGTGCAGGCTAACAGAAAACTTGGAGCCAAGAAGTTGATCGATCAATTAGCCAAGAAGTACGTGATTGATGACGTGATAAGCACGGAGATTCAAAAAGAAATCACTCAGTAATGATCAAGGATGATTGGGTTGCCTACAGACCACTACTGGCAACCCATACAATATTCGGTAAGTACGTCTCAAATGTAGACAAGAATTATTGTCTCGTCCAATTTGAAGGCGTAGCCACCAAGTGCGAGAGCAAATCAGTAACTAAAATATACGAAAACAATCTAATTAAACAATTAAATGAAAAAGATAAACACTAAAGAGCAAGTTGCTGATAGCAATGGTGCTCAAGCAGAACAACCAGTTATTAATCAATTAATTAATGAGTTCAGAGAATGGAATCGTCAATGGGATTTGAGTCAAACAACAATGACTATAGATGAATTTAGCGAATCATTAACTAAAAAGTATCATGTATCTTTAAGCAATTCAGGCACTAATGGTATTCAAGATTCTAATCTTAAAGGAACAATTGGTTCAACAAACAAAACATTATTGCCAGACAATGTAAACACACCTGAAGAATATTTAGAGTATTTAAATGCTATTGGATATTGGGATTACGTTAAAAACTTGGAAAAGTTTAAAGAACAAATGAGCAACGAAACAAAACAAACAATAATAGAGTGTCAATTTGAAATGGACACATCTACATCAAGTGCTACTAAATGTAAATTTTGTGGCAAAGAAAAATGGCAACACAATAACGGAGGTAACAAATGAAAGAGATAAAATTATTTTATTATAGAGCATTTAAGATTCTTACTGAAAAAGAAGCAATTGAACTTGATTTAAAATTTATTACAAATCTTTATGGTGATTTAATAAATAAATACAATTGTCGGAGTATTTGGAAAGATAAGAAAGGTAGAAGTTATAGGGTTTATGAATTATTTAAAGAAGAATATTTAAAACAAAATATTAAATCTACCGAGGTAACAAATGAATAACGTAACAGAAAAAGCAAATGAACTAATATCTACTTTTGGTAAGAATTTAGCAATAAAAGTAGTTAATGAAATAATCCATTCAATGCCAACATACCCACAATCAAGTAATTCAAAAATGAAAAGATTAGATACAATTACATTTTGGATGCTTGTAAAAGAAGAAATAAAACAAAAAAATATGACAAACGAAGAAATTAAAAAAGATGTATCTGTTAGTAGTAGACTAAAAGACATCACAGACGAAAAAGACCTTAAAGTTGTAGAATTTATTTTAGAGTACAGCTTTAAAGATGACAAAGAAATCTATACTAATGGAACAAGGTTAGTTCCTTTATATAGAGTATTAGATGCAATTGCTCAAAAAGGCGAACAATATAAAAGCTGAGGTAACAAATGAACCTAGAACTATTAAAGGATGACGCCAACTATTATGGCGAGATGGGAAAGCAATTCCTATCCAACTCAGATATTGATGCCTTGTTAAGGGATCCATCAAGTTTTAAAAAGAACAAAGAAAAGACTGTCGACATGGTAAAGGGAAGTTACTTCCATACCTTGTTGATCGAGCAGAACAAAGTTTTTAACTTTGAGATTGTAAATGCATCTAGCAGAAACACAAACATCTACAAGGATGCGTGTAAGGATGGTGAAATAAGATTATTATTGTCAGAACAAGACATGATAGTGAAGATGGCAGAGGCCATTACAAGTAACATCACAACGTACGACATGGTTTACGATGACGTAATTGGCTACGAGGTTCCAATGGTCAAGGAAATCATGGGACTGATGTGGAAAGGGAAGGCTGACATTGTAAAGGCTGACGTTATCTACGATCTGAAGACAACCTCAAAGATAGATGATTTCATGTTCAGCGCCAGGAAGTACAACTATGACTCTCAGGCATGGCTATATAATCAATTCTTTGGCAAGCCTATGGAGTTTATTGTTGTCGAGAAGGAAACTAACCGCGTTGCTGTTTATGATTGCTCTGAGGAGTTCTTAGACAGAGGCAGAGAAAAAGTATCAAGGGCAGTTGAGCAGTACCACAAATTCTTCGGCCCAAAGAAGACTGAGGACGTAAGCAATTTTATTATTAAACAAACATTATGACAAGAGAAGAAAAATCATACATGTACCAAGGGGTATATGACGAGATATTTGGTCTATGGCCAGTATCGAAGGACGATGTGATGGATGACAAAGAGTTAATTAGCCTAATCTACCATTACAACAAAGCATTACAAGAATTATTAGACTATCTTCAAGAAAAGATGGACGCATTAGAAACAACAGAAGAATAAAACATATGGCACAATTAGTATCAGTATCAATCGACGTGACTAAGATCACAAAGAGCAAGTTAAAAGATGGTAAGTATTTGAACTTTACCGTAGCACTTAACAACGAAACAAACGAATGGGGTAAGAACGTCAGCGTTTGGGAAGAGCAATCTAAGGAAGAGCGTGAGGCAAAAGACAAGAAAAACTATCTTGGATCAGGCAAAGTAGCATGGTCAGATGGTCAACTTGTCGAGCCACCTGCAAAAACCGACACAAATAAGTCTTCTAAAAAGAAAGAAGACGTGGACGATTTACCGTTCTAATCTAATCACCGACAGACACATAGCATCACTTAAGGTGGTGCTTGTGTCGAGTGTTGGGAAAAGTTGCCAATTTCACTATATATTTATTTCTTTATTCTATTTTATTTTTATTTCATTTTAAAATAAAAAAAACGACACAAATAGGTTAAAAGAATAAAAACCAATAATTTAACCTCTAAAAAATCGACATAAAACCGACACAACATGACACAAATCACAGTTTTTCGAAACATAAAAGACACGTCAACACCTTTCTTTAGGCCGATTGACGGGATACTTGCCCGAATTAAGGAAGGCAAGAATAAAGACATTATAAAACGCATCAGAGAAGAGAAGAACAAAGATGTTCGCAATGTCCTTAAACAGGAGTTGCCAGCGATTTGTTTCTCAGGGACATTCAATACGCGAAACGATAAAGCACTTATCGATCACAGTGGATTCATTTGCCTTGACTTTGATGGGTTTGACAAGCAACACGAGTTGATTGCTAAGAAACAAGAATTAACAAAAGATAAGTACACCTATAGCGTGTTTGTTTCTCCGTCAGGAGACGGCCTTAAATTGATCGTAAGGATTCCAAAGGATGCAGACAACCACAAGCACTACTTTAAGTCCTTAGAAGGCAAATATAACAGCCCTAACTTCGATGTGAAGTGTAGTAACATCTCACGGGTATGCTACGAGAGTTATGACCCACTAATTTTTATCAATCAAAATAGTGCCGTGTGGATGGATATGTCTCAAGGCAAGTACGAGGAGATGATAACAAACGTCTCCAAGTCAACGATAAAGTTAACCGATCAGAATGAAGTTATTAGACGACTCAGGGTATGGTGGGACAAGAAATATGGCATGGTCGTAGGTGAGCGCAACAACAATGTGTTTATTCTGGCATCAAGGTACAACAAGTTTGGTATCAATAAAGACTTGGCCATGTACGCGCTTAGTGAGTTTGCGCATGAGGGCTTCGAGATGCCTGAGATAAAAGTTATCTGCGACAGCGCATACCGAAATAAGGATGAGCACAACACAAGGTTCTTTGAAGACATCGACAAGGTTGACTCAATCAAGAAGCAACTTAAGGCAGGTGTATCAAAAAAGGAAATCCGTCTTCAACTGAGGGAGTCAGACATTGAAGACGATGTAATAGATGCTACAATCAATAGCATCGAGGATGACTCCCACCATGTTGAGTTTTGGGAACGATCAGAAAAAGGGGCGATTAAGTTATTGCACTATAGATTCAAAGAGTTCTTGGAGGACAATGGATACTACAAGTATTCTCCTGAAGGAACAAAGAATTACATCTTTGTGAAGGTGACCAACAACTTGATTGACAACACAACGGAGGAAGAAATAAAAGATTTCATTCTCACGTATATTCTGAAGTGTGGTGACATGGAGGTGTACAACTTCTTTGCTGACAAGACAAGGTTTTTCAAGGAAGATTTTTTGACCATGCTATCTCACGTTGATGTTTACTTTATCTCAGACGAGAAGGACAATTCATATCTTTACTATAAGAATTGTGCTGTCAAGGTAACGTGTAAGGATATCACAATTGTTGACTATTTAGATCTTGGTGGATATGTGTGGAAAGATCAAGTTATTGATAGAGACTTCACAATACAGCCAGTCAAAAGTTGCGACTACAAGAGATTCATCAGCAACATTGCTGGCAATGAACCAGACAGAATCATGTCGGTTGAGAGCACCATTGGTTACCTTCTCCATGGCTTTAAGAATGTTGGGTATTGCCCGGCCGTTATCATTAACGACGAGGTCATATCTGACAACCCTGAGGGTGGAACAGGGAAGGGGTTATTTGTGAATGCCATAAGTAAGATGAAGAAAATGGTCATCATCGATGGTAAGCAGTTCAGCTTTGAGAAATCATTCGCTTATCAGCTTGTCTCGGCAGACACACAGATACTGACATTTGATGACGTTAAAAAGCACTTTGACTTCGAGAGGTTGTTCAGTATCGTTACCGAGGGGATCACGCTTGAGAAGAAGAATAAGGACGCGATTAAGATACCATTCAGTAGATCGCCAAAGATTGTCATCACGACAAACTACGCAATCAAGGGAAAGGGTAACTCATTTGAGAGAAGGAAGTGGGAGCTTGAGTTTAAGAAGCACTATAGCAAAGACTTCACACCTGAGGATGACTTCGGCAGATTGCTATTCAGCGATTGGGATGAGGATGAATGGCTTAGGTTTGACAACTACATGATATCAAATCTTAGGCTATATCTGTGCGAAGGATTTGTTAAGAGTGACTTCAAGAATCTTAAGACGCGTAAGTTTATTGCTGAGACAGACCATAACTTCTGGGAGTGGGTGATCAATGATGGAACGATTGAAACAGAAACTAAATATTACAAACAACAACTATATGATATGTTTGTCTCTGATAACCCTGACTTTGGTCCGAGGGCTAAGATGTCAATCTCAATGAATAAGTTTTATTCTTGGCTTGACGCGTATGGTCTTTATACGACTGGCATCCTGCCAGAGAGTGGAAGGGATGGACGAGGTAGATGGATCATGTATTATAAGCACAAACAATTATGAACGTAGAAGAAATTATTAAAGAGATTTGCGATGATCACGGAGTGAGGCCAGAGCAAGTAATGCGCAAGACAAGTGTGCACGAGTTGGCGGCAATCAAGGCCGTAATCGCTTATGTATTATACTGGTATGTCAACAAAACCAAGTATGAGATTGCTGACATGATGCACATCCATCATTACACTGTATGGAGGTACAAAGAGATTGTCGAGCGACGTGTAAGACACGAGAAACCACTTGAGAAAAAGTTATTAAGTTATGTATTTAAAGAAAAGTTATGACAGAGAAAGAAGCAATAATCATCCTGGAATATTACAACGACTGGAGAACGGGTGAAGACATCCCCATGCAAAAACCAGCTGTAATCACAGAAGCAATTAAAGTAATTATACAAAAATTTAAAGAAAGAACCAATGTTCACGAAAGCGTGAACGAACAAAAATTATGAACAACAAACCAAAATTAGAAAAGTGCTCATTTACATTTGGGCAAGAAGGCAACACCAATGGATCAACAGATACTTACGAAGAATTAACTATCGAGTGTGAGTCTGGACTTGGTATAGATAACGATGAAGGTTGTTATTATGTTTTAAAAACAGAATCTGGTTGGAGCATAGATAATGTAAATGACTTGCAAGAGTTATTCGATAGGATTAGTAAATGCATTTATGATTCAACTAAGGGACTACCAAAAGCAAATAGCTGATCAGTCCACTGCAATATTGCAGTCAAGCCAATTCGTATACCTGGCACTTGAGGTTCGCACTGGTAAGACGCTGACATCATTACAGATAGCCTCACAAGTTGGAGCCACATCTGTCTTGTTTGTTACAAAGAAAAAAGCAATTGGATCTATACAAAGCGACTACGACAAGTTGGCTCCTGGGTATAGCCTTGAGATTGTAAACTATGAGAGCCTTCACAAGATTAATATGTCAAGTTTATCGCTCATAATACTTGACGAAGCGCACTGCTTTGGGAAGTTCCCTAAGCCAAGCAAACGGGCAAAGGATGTGAAGGCCATTATTGACAAGCACAGATGCAAGGCCATCTACTTGTCAGGCACGCCATCCCCTGAGTCATACTCACAGATGTACCATCAAATGTGGGTGCTTGGATCTGCCTCACCATTTGCTGCCTACACGAACTTCTACAAATGGGCCAAAGATTATGTGGACATAAAGCAGCGTAAGATTAATAGCTTGTTTATCAATGACTACTCACACGGCATACAAGAGAAGATCGACGCAAGGATGAAGAAGTATCTTATCTCATTCACGCAGAAAGAGGCAGGCTTTGAGTCAAGTGTTGAGGAAGAGATTCTCAGGGTTGATATGCCAGAGATTGTAAGTAAGTTATGCGATGACCTTGTCAGAGACAGAGTAATCGAAGGTAAGAAAGAGATTATCCTTGCAGACACTGGAGCCAAGCTGATGCAGAAGCTACATCAATTATGCTCTGGCACAATAATATTTGAGTCAGGGGCATCAATGATCGTGAGCGACTTTAAGGCAAAGTTTATACGAGAGAGGTTTGCCGGGAAACGAATAGCGATATTCTACAAGTTTAAGGCAGAGCTGATGGCGATAGAATTAGCGTTTGGTGATAGTGTAACGACAGATTTGGCCACGTTTCAAAATGGGGATTGTAACAATTTTGCTATACAAATTGTTACGGGAAGGGAAGGGATTAATTTGAGCGTTGCTGATCACATTGTGTTTTACAACATTGACTTCAGTGCAACAAGTTATTTTCAGGCAAAGGATAGGATGACAACCAAGGACAGGATGCACAACAAAGTTTACTGGGTATTTTCAAAGGGTGGAATAGAAGAAAAAATATATAAAGTTGTGCAAAAAAAGAAAAATTTTACAATTTCTCATTTCAAATCTTCATACAAATTATTATCTTTGCAGACCCATGTTAACCGAACAACAGGTACAAACTAAGAAGATCAAAGAGTTAGAGGCAGACGGGTATTATGTATTGAAATTAGTTAAGACTAACAAAAACGGAATTCCCGATTTATTGGCACTTCACCCTGAGAAAGGAATCCTCTTCTGCGAGGTAAAAAGAGCAGATGGTAAGTTATCACCACTACAAGAATACAGAATAAAAGAACTAAAAGAAAAAGGATTTAAAACAGAAGTACACTATGGAACAAAATAAAACAATCAACAAGCTAATTACTTTAGCACACGAGAAAGCCAAGAATGGCGGATGGTGGGACGCAGAGCGTAACGTACCAGAATTATTAATGCTGATTGTCAGCGAGTTATCTGAAGGGCTCGAAGCTCTACGCAAAGATCATTATGCAGACAAGAAAGTTGTGACTGACCTTTACAATGACCTTATTGTGAACTCACATGACGAAGAGTTTATCTTAAACGAGTCTGACTGGAAGACATCATTTGAGAAGAGCGTTAAGAATTCATTTGAAGATGAAATGGCCGACGTTGCTATCAGATTATTTGATTTGTGTGGCGGTCTTAACGTAGATCTTGAGAAGCACATCGACCTTAAAATGAAGTACAACTCTATGCGTGGATACAAACACGGTAAAAAATTCTAAGATGAGAAAAGAAAACGAAATCCTATCGGACATTATTGTATGGAGCAAGTATGCTAAATACATTGACAGTAAACAAAGACGTGAGACTTGGGAAGAATTAGTAACACGCAACAAGACAATGCACATGAACAAGTTCCCTCATATGCACGCAACAATTGATGCAGCGTATGAATATGTGTATGACAAGAAAGTTTTACCTTCTATGCGATCTCTACAATTTGGTGGCAAAGCAATCGAGGTAAACCCAGTAAGATTGTTCAATTGCAGCTTCTTGCCTATTGATCATTACAAAGCATTCAGCGAGACAATGTTCTTGTTGCTGTCTGGCACAGGTGTGGGTTACTCAGTACAACAGCACAATATCAGTCAATTGCCAGCAATCAAGAAAGCAGAGAAGACAAAGAAGTATTTAATCTCTGACAACATTGAAGGATGGGCTGACTCAATTAAGTTATTGATAAAGAGTTACTTAGGCTTAAACAATTGGAAGCCAAAGTTTGACTACAGAGCAATCAGGGCAAAAGGCGAAAGACTAATCACATCTGGTGGCGTTGCTCCGGGACCTGAGCCATTGAAGATTTGCTTGACACACATTGAAGCGATACTTGACAGAAAGAAAGAAGGTGAGCAGTTGTCATCAATTGATTGTCATGATATCCTTTGCCATATCGCGGACGCAGTATTGAGCGGTGGTATCAGACGTTCTGCAATGATTTCATTGTTTGACGTTGACGATCAAGCCATGCTTACTTCTAAGTTTGGTGAGTGGTATGAGTTAAACCCACAGCGTGGAAGAGCAAACAATAGTGCAGTAATTGATCGTTCTACGATTACTAAGGATGAATTTCTTAGCCTTTGGAAGAAAGTTGAGTTAAGCAATAGCGGTGAGCCAGGATTGTATTTCACTAATAATGTGAACCTTGGAACTAATCCATGTTGTGAAATTAGTCTTAACCCATTTCAGTTTTGTAACTTGGTTGAGATTAACGCATCTGACATTGAGACGCAGAAAGAATTAGAGTTGAGAACTTGGGCCGGTGCTGTGATTGGAACATTGCAGGCATCATACACAGACTTTCATTACTTGCGTTCTGATTGGAAGAAAACAACTGAGAGAGAGGCATTGCTTGGTATTGGAATGACCGGTATCGCAAGTGGGGCCGTACATAATTTAAATCTTGATGATGCTGCTAAAGTTGGTATAGATACAAACATTGAGGTTGCTGAGAGAATTGGTATTTATCCTGCTGCAAGAGTAACGTGTGTTAAGCCATCTGGCACAACATCACTTGTCCTTGGAACATCATCAGGTATCCATGCATGGCATGACCAATATTATATCAGACGTATCCGTGTTGGCAAGAATGAGGCATTGTACACATACTTGTCAATTAGGCACCCAGAACTTCTTGAGGACGATATCTTTAACCCAACTGGGCAAGCGGTCATTTCTATCCCACAAATGGCTCCAGAAGGCGCTATTACAAGAAATTCAGAGAACGCTATTGACTTCTTAAATAGAATCAAAAACTTCCACGAGAGATGGATACAGCCGGGGCATATCTATGGTGACAACACGCACAACGTGAGCGCAACCGTGACAATGAACAAAGAAGAGTGGCCTTCAGTTGGAGAATGGATCTGGGAGAACAAGAATAGTTTCAATGGCCTATCATTCATGCCTGAGGACTTGGGAAGTTATTTCCAAACACCATTTGAAACAATTGATAAAGAGACATATGAGAAACTTATGTTAAATTTGCACGAGATTGACGTAACTCAAATCATTGAGATGTCTGACAATACAAGCTTAATGGACCAGGCCGCTTGTGCCGGGAACAATTGCGAGATTAAATAATATGAGAAAAAAAGAAACAACAAAAGCTCCCAAGGTAGAAGAATCTGCCTTGGTTGAGGAAACAACCATTGAAAAACTATTAGAAGAAATTATCACAGAAGAATCTCCTGATGTAGAAGAAACAATTGCAGAGGAATCTGCCTTGGTTGAGGAAACAACTATTGAACAAGTAGTAGTAGAAGAATTTGAGGGTGCTATTGAGGGTGCTATTGAGGGTGCTATCTACGTTCCTACATTGTCAAACATTCAAAAGCAATGTGGTTTAACAGTAGAAAACTTTTTATCTATGGAATACTCTCCTTCAGTTGAATTGAAGCTTATGTTTGCAGACATCATGGAGACAATGCACAACTACCATATGTCATGCGAAAGTAAAAATCAAGCAAGATATAACGATATTATGAATCATATCTTGACTTCTTGCGAATTAGTTAATACCTTTGTAAGGTAAATGTTAGAATTCAAAAAGCCAGTACCAGTAGTCGTAGAAGGAGACAAAGATGGATACGCATTGTATGCCAGCAACTCAGGAATGCTTGAGAATGATGTGTGGTGTGTAGTTCTTTGTGATGGTGGATATGTAAGACACTACAACACCGATCAAATCCGGATATACTTCAATGCTACTTTTGATATAACAAAAAAGTAATTAGCCCCGTTGATCAGGGGATCGTAAAATACAGCAAGCCTCTTGACAATGCTCAACGCAGCTGTTCTCATCGTATAGGAGATAGGGTTAGCCTTCCCGACATCGTTCAAAAAGGCAAACATAGTCAGGTGGCGAAAATAGGAAGACGCTACTCACTATTGAATGTGAGTGATGTAACAACAATACAGGTTCGAGTCCTGTCCTGACTACACCGGTAATGGGAAGGAAGCCCACGTTAAACTAAACCATTCTTGGCTGTCGAGCCAGGCGATTCGGTGTACCTAGATGTAAAATTGGTGCTATTGGTCTCTGAAGAACAGGGAACACGGTTAACTGCAAGATAAGTTATGACAACGGGGAAAGACCCGTACATCGGAGAGTGGCGGAAGGTTAGGGATGTCCCTGACGTGTTAGACGCTGCTAGCTAAATATAGCAATTTGGGATTAGCTCTCTAACCATAGAGTGCCCAAAATACAGGTTAGAGTCCTGTCTCTCTGGCCGTACCAGATGCAACAATAAGAATGACGGACGTGTTGCATAAGATGGTTGTCCGTACCTATGTGCTACGGGTCGAACTGGGTTAAACAATAACTCGAGGAAGCATAAAAATCGTGACAACGGGGAAAGACCCGTGTATCAGAGAGTGGCGAAACCGAGCAGACGCATCAACACAATAAGTGAGGAATAGGCTATACGTTGACCCTATTCGTACAGGTTCGAATCCTGTCTCTCTGGCAAATAACAAAGGGACATCAATGTCCCTCTGTAACCATAATATCAGTTTAAACCTGACAAATGAACTATGAAAAGAGAATTATTAAATAGGGATGGGTCTCCGATGAGGAAATATCATTCTCCACTAATAGAAGAATTACTTAACGAACAAAAAGAAAATATATGCAAGCTCAATTAACTTTCAATCTTCCAGAGGACCAAATAGATTTTGAAGATGCTGTCAATGGACAGAGATGGTCTATCGCAATGTGGGAACTAGACCAATGGCTTCGGTCTCAGACTAAACATCCGCCAGAAGGAATGTCAGATGACACATGGAAAGCACTAGATGATACTAGAGAAAAACTATATGAGATACTAAATGAGAACGCACTTAAAATTAGATAGTAAACCTATAGATTTATGTTTGATTTGTTTTTGTAAACTCTTAAGTTAAATTTTTGTGATAATGTCACAATAAAACGCACAAATAAGAACGAATTCGCATATTAAAAACAAAATAAATGAAAAACACATACAAAAACTACATTTATGGTCTTAGGGACCCAAGGAACGACACATATAGATATATAGGAAAAACATCTATTGGGGACGATAGACCATTAGTTCATCTTAAAGAATCACACAATAGCAGTGTAAATGAATGGATATCTGAATTAAACAAACAAGGGCTTGAGCCATTTGTAGACATAATAGAAAAAGTTGATGACATAAATGATTTGTCAGACAGAGAAAGATTTTATATAACATATTATTCTAACACCCAAGGTATGCTTTTAAATGGAAACAGAGATGAATATAATTCAATAAATTCTCCATCAACAGCAACAAAAGAGCAGATAAATACAACATATTTATGTATGTTAAATATGGGAGAAGTGTATAAAATATTAAAAATAAGCACAAACTTCACAGATGGGTTGCTTGGGTATATGTTTGGTGTTAGCAGAAAAACTATATCTAATTTAAAAAAATCAAACACAGAAACAATGTTTTTAACATATTTGAAATTGATTTTTTTTGCTAATATTGGAATTGATGGATTTTATGATTTTTATTATTCAAAGTCAAATGAATTCAAAGGGGATTACCCAGATACTAAAAATGATTTTATAAATAGGTGTTTAATGGATTATGATTTTTGCAAGTATTGGTTTAATAAATGCTTTAAAGAAAAAAGTTTATTAAATAAAACGAAATAAATCATATTATATAATGATGTATAAATCATACCTTAATGACAAGTTATGGCAATAATGCATGAATTTTACCACATAAGGCATGCACCTTATATTGAGGTATTATAAGTCAGTAAGCTAATATCGCGGATCGCGATTCGCGATATTTTTCCATAAAGAGTAATATATTAAACAATAAGTCGGATTTTAGTCGACTAAGAGCAATATATTCAACATTTTTTTCCATTATCTTTGTAGTATTATGACACCTAATAAATTTATCGGAACATTGTTCCAGTCTCGTGACGCAATGCATCTTGCACATTTAGACACTAATTCATTTGCCCAGCATATGGCACTTGGTGAATACTACGATGGTATTCTTGAGTTTACAGATTCGTTCACAGAAAAATACTTTGGAGCCAATGGTAGAATTCCTATTGACATTCCGGCATCTAAAAAGGAAGAGCCAAGAGAACACCTTAAAGGTATTGGCAAAATGATTGAAGCTGAGATGAATAACTACTCTCCTGATCTTCAGAACATCTTGCAAGATATGTTAGGATTAGTTAATGAGACATTATATAAGCTCACGCTTATGTAATTGTTGATAACTATCCAAGCGAATTATTAATAAATAGTTATAACTTTGTGAATATACTTGTGTTGGTTCATAGTGTATATTTTTAGGGTTACTTAATGGGGCCAAGAAATTGGTCCCTTATTTTTTTAAACAAATGGGACAAATCGAATACGTTAATCAGGAAATAAATAATTTGCACAGTTTATTAACTGACTTATATGAGTCCATGATGGACAATGAATACAATGAAACAGTTACAATCTGTAACCAGTTGATTGATCAATTGAAAGAAATCAAATTAAATTATACTGATGAAACCTTATTATGAAAGAGCCACTGAATTATATAATGAAGGGCTTACAAGTGCGACACAAATCGCAAGGCAAATACTAAAGGAGGGCGTAACTTCCGAGCCATTCGACAGGGTCAGAAGAAACATCTCTTTTCAAATAATAGAAAAGGATCATCTCTTGTCTAAAGAATGTGAGACACTTGGCATTCCAATTGATAGCGTAAAACATTACTGGCATAAGGGTAAGCACTTCTCAATTAATGTCGGAAAAAACAAGCCGTTAGACTACAACGATATCAAAGAGTCAATCGTTGAGGAGATGCGCACCTACGCACCGCTGTACCCAAACATCCAAAGAATACATGATAGTGAAGGATACCTGCTGGTCATCGACCCGGCTGACGTTCACATCGGAAAGCTTGCAAGCTCATTTGAGACAGGCGAGGAATACAACAACCAGATTGCTGTTGCCAGAGTAAAAGAAGGTGTTCAGGGCATATTAAATAAGTGTGCAGGGTTTAAGCTTGACAAAATATTATTCATTGGCGGCAACGACATATTACACATTGACACGCCTAAGCGCACAACAACTGCCGGCACATCACAAGACACTGATGGGATGTGGTACGACAACTTCTTGATTGCTAAGGCATTATACATTGAGGTACTTGAGATGCTTGTGAGTGTTGCTGACGTGCACTTTACGTTCAACCCGTCTAACCATGACTATACCAATGGGTTCTTCTTGGCTGACGTGATACAAAGTTGGTTTAGAAACTGCGACAACATCACATTTGATTGCTCGATAGCTCACCGCAAGTACTATAGATACCATAATAATCTTATTGGTACCACGCATGGCGATGGCGCAAAGAATTCTGACCTGCCGTTATTGATGGCTCATGAGGATCCTCAAGGTTGGGCAATTTGTAAGCATAGATATGTTTACACGCACCACGTACACCATAAGACATCTAAAGACTATATTGGCGTGACTGTAGAGAGTTTACGCTCTCCGTCAGGCACAGACAGTTGGCACAGCCGTAATGGCTACACAGGAGCCCCCAAGGCTATTGAGGGCTTCCTGCATTGCAAACGTAATGGCCAAATAGCGAGAATCACTCACTTATTTTAAGTAGTCTGGCAAAGGGGTATTAGTAGATTTATAATATTCTTTTATTTTATACTTATCTTCACTCAATGCTCTTTTCTTAGCAATTCTCTCGGCTTGACTTACTACTGTTGATGCCTCTGAAGGTAGTAATCCAAAATCTGCAACCAATTGAACTATAGTTAACCAAGCAAGAATTTCTCTATCGTTATCTCTTAAGTACTTTGTTGTAACTTTTCCTTGTTGATATTCTTTTTCAAATTTTCCAGAATATGCAGTATTCATTAATTCAATGAGATCAAGAGTTCTTGTTATTGTAATTCCGGCAGCACCCCAGTTTTCAAACAATTTAGCTTCTCTGTCTTCAGAAAGTTTAAACTCTGTTCCATCTTTTTCATAGCTTTCTCCGCTATATATCTTGTCATACTGATCAAGAGCTTTATTTATAGCAGCAACAATAGCTGCATCCGTTAATGGCGCTGGAGATAAAAAGTCTTTAGCAATATTGGTTGCAATTTGTTCGTTTCTTCTTTTTCTTCTTTTTTCTTTTTCTTCTTCACTTTCCTCTACGCCCATCATGCTTAAAACGCCATTATAAATAATATCTATCAAATATCCACTTACAATAGAAAATGTTGCCATTTCTGGAGAGAGAGCACCTAAAGATTTTGCCGCAAGTAGTTTATCTTTTTTTGTAGACACCTTAGATGTCAACGATATAATGTCAGAATACATTCTTGTTTTTTGATTTAAAGTAAAGCCCATGAAGGCAAACAATGATTTCTTAATTGCTTGGCTTTTTGGATCTTTAGATGTCATCAAGTTACCCAATAATGCAGCATCAGATGGGTTTTGTTGCCTATCAACCATGTCTTGAGCATACTGAGCAGCTGATTTATCTACCTTATGTGTTGCCCAATCTATATTAGATGTGTCTATTCCTTTTTTCTTAAGTTCTTTTTTATAATAAGCCATAAAAGAAGCTCTTGCAACAAATGTATCTGTATTTTTCAAGAACGTATTAAGATAATATCTGTTAGCTTTTTTAATTAATTCAATAACTTTTCCTCCTTTAGATCTAGCAGCCTCTTCTATATATTTATTTGCTGTTTTTATTGCTATTACAGATTCTAAACTTCTGTTTGCTATTGGAAAACCACAATTATCAATCCAATCATTTACTGCGGCATCAAAAGCAGCTTTTAATCCAAGATACCCCCCAGAGTTTATAAATGTATTTACCATAACTCCTGCACTCTGTTTTGGTATTTGAGAAATACCACCAAGAACCATTGCCGCACCAGTTGTTCCTATTTCATCTAGTACTTTATTTAATTCATCTAATCTTGATTTAGGAACAAAGTTCATTCCTTTGATTTCTGCGATATATCCATTTATTCTTGCTTTTATTAAGTTAACATCTTCAGATCTACCTAATTTAGAGAAAAGTTTTGAATTAAGAAATCCATCAATTCTTCTAATTGGAGCTGCTGTTTCAATATCAATCAATGCAGCCTCGTATGCGTTTAAATTATTTGTGTCAAAATTAAAATTAATAACTCTATTCTCTCCAAGTCTTGATGGTTTTTTAGCTTCTATTAACACACCTGCTTTTTTCTTTACAGTATAGTCCTTAGTTGACATCATGAAAGCAGATTTTTTTTCTTCTCCTATTTCTTTTTCATTATTTATTTTAGAGTGAACATCTGGGGTATAGTTTTTATCTTTTCCAAGAGTAGAGTTGTAAATGCTAAGAGATATGTTTTCAAGGCGATCATAAATATCAGACCAAGTATCAATCCACCAATTAACAGCTTCTCTATTTTCTTTGCCAGCAGCATCAAAAACTTCTTGAATTGTATTTGCATTCTTTCCAATTCTTTCATATACTTCTTTTATTATTTCGGCTTGAGCTTTTTGCTGCTCATCGCCTTCCATCATTTTTTCAATGCTTTGTTCTATTAAACCTTTTCTTCTTGCTAACTCATCTTCAGATTCGTTTGTTCTAACTAAAAAAGCAAGTACTTCTCTTTCAATACTATTTTCAAGTGTAAAGAAATCTTTTACATCTTTAAATTTTTCATAGTATTCTTCTGCTTTTTGTGAAGCTTTTTTTCTTGCTTTAGCATTGCCATTAACTATGTCATTAAATCCGCTTAATCCCCTAAATAATGATGAACGATCTTGACCACTTAATGCTGTTTCAAGCAATATATTTAAAGTAGTAATTTCTTCTGCAATAACGCCACCTATTCTTTTTGAGAAAAATAATTTTAAGTCTCTGAATTTAGCTCCTGTGCTTTGAAATTTCTTTAGGTTTTCTGATCCGGCATAAGACTCAACAAGCGCACCCATTCCATCTGTTATGCCATTTGTAATAAAATTAGATAAATAATCTAAAGCTAATTTAGCGTTTTGTATAGACATATTTTCTATGTCCATATTTAAGAATTGTTTAAGAACTACTTTTTGATCATCACTTAAATCAACAGGCAAACCAGTGACAGGATCAACTCCACTTTCTAATATTTCTTTTCCTATAGCAGACAAAGAGTTAAACATCTTAACAAGGTATTGCCTTACATCTTCACCCTTGTCAATTGCATCTTGGGTAGCATTATCTTCAATACCGTCAATTACTTCAAGAATATCGTCTATGCTCATAGAGTCATCTAATATGCCGGCATCTACTAATCCTTGGTACTCAAGAAGAAGGTCATTCTTAATTTTGTCCGCTTGTTCTTTTGCAGTATCCTCTATGTATTTATTAACGACCTTAATATCAGCCGGTTGCGTGCGCATAACCGCTTGCAATATTTGATTAGAAATAGACAAGTATTGATCAATATCAGATAAATATTTAGGATTTAATGTCAAGAAATTCTTAGCCATTAAACTAACAGTTGCCTGAACATTTTTTCCTTTATAAAGTCTTTTTATCTTTTTGATATTATCATTTGCTATTCTAATCTTGTCAGCATATTCAGCATCATTGAATACTTTTGTCATGTAATCAACAAACCTATTAACAATAATAGGGTTCTCAAGATTTATCTTTCCAAGTCTATTTATAATAGTTTTAGACTGCTTTGCTGTAATTTTTCCTCCTTTTTCAAGGGCAGCTATTTCGGCTGATAAGTTTTTTCTTAGCTCATTAATATACTTAACAGCATCTTTTGCAGCTTTTACCTGTAACTTAATTTGTTCTTTTAAAGCAACTGCTTCATTTATAGTTACCTTAGTAATGTCTTTTATTTTGCCAAGGATCTTATTTACAGATGGTGCTTTCTTAAGCTTTTCTCCTCTGATTTTGTTGAATTCACGTATGATTTGCTCACGCTGAGTATCGTCTGCATTTATGTATGCTAATGACTTTTGAATATAGCTAATAGCGTTGGCGGTTGCCTTGTTGTAAGATCCATTTCTGGCATTCATAGTTTTATCCATAATCCCCTCAACATTATTCATCATTCTGTCGTATCCAGGAATAACCTTAACATCTACCCTTTGTGCACGAGTAGTGACAACTGGCTTAGCCTTCTCAATCATGATGGCATTAGATCTATTAATGTCAAAAACACCACTTACTGCACCTCCGTACTGGTTTGTTCCCTCGTATCTTACAATGTCCCCGTTAACGTCTGTTACCTTTGCATAGTTCCCATAAACAAATACTTCATCGCCAACCTCAAACACATCGTCCTCTATTTTTTTAAATCCAGTGTACTCAGCTTCAGGTTTTAATCTTTTTGTTGTCTGTGCTCGATAACTCTTAGGTCCTTTCCAGTTGGTAACAAGCATATCGTATCCGTTCTCTCCGGCAACTTTAGCCACCCAAGCTGCTGCGTTGTCCGCGTCAAATGCATATTTTGTTGGATTTTTTTTATTTCCACGGTTTTTGTACTCTTGGAATCTTCTTCTTGCCTCTTCCTTGAATCCTTGTGGATCGTGAAACACGGTTCCCTTATTTGTGGTTCCGTAGAAATATACTTTATCTTTTGGAACTAAGACTGTATGCGCAACATCTCCAACACCGCCCTCTTTCTGGCCAGCCTTTGTGTAGTACATAGCAACGCCACCAACAGATGATATGGCAGATACCTCTTCTCTGCTTGTAAAGTTTTTATTAGATCCTGACATCGGCCTAATAACATCTCTTTTCTCGTCAGAGTAATGCACGAACAAGTAATTGCCCTTACCATCGTCTGTCAGAACTTCGTCAACCACTTGTGGTACGTTCTTCTGTGAGCGTGACTTTGTTACGCCTTCTTTGGTCTTGGCCTTTTTGCCTTCTCTAAAGAAGCTTGACACGTCCTCACCTTTAGCAACCTTCTCAGATATGGTAATCATGAATCCAAGGATATCCTCTGGAGTCGCCTGATCTAAAAACTGTTTCTTGCCAGTAAATAGCTCAGCAAATTTATTTATGATGTCACCTATCTTCTGTAATAATGTCTTTTGTTGTGCTGTCAATGGTCCCTTCCCGAAACCAGACTCTACTAACATACCACCAAGCTCAGCCATGTACTCAGAGTACTTGACATTCTCGTATCCTTTTTGGCTGGCAAATGCATTCAATGCATCTGCGATATCATCAAATCCTTGAGCTCTTAGTTGAGCATCAATTCCTTCTGTAAATTCTTTGAACTTAGCTTGGTCATTTCCGAAAGCATCGTTCAACATTACTTCCCATGCCTCATGCCCTGCGGTACGGCTATCTGCGGTAGTCTTATCAAATACCACAGCGAACGGCTTGCCGTCAACAAAGATCGTTTGACCTTTGGTTCCGGTAGCAAATTCCTCAGCTGTCTGTCTCGCCTGTCTCTCGCCAATTAATGGTGTAAGGGCTTCTATAATTTGATTCTGTACATCTTCAATATTCTCTCCCACTATTACTTTCAATTCTGGAGCCACTACATTAAGTGCTTCAGCAGATTTATTTAAAGCTTGATCGAAGTTTGAAGCAACCTCTGTGATCTGAGAAAACTCTTCTGGCATAAGGGCCATCTTCTGAGGGGCAAAATCCCTTTCTTTTGGAGACAAGTAACCTTCGTCACCTTTCTTTTTTAATGAACCATCAGCGTTTCTCATCTGTGGTCCAAAGTTTACCCAAGAATTTTGACCTCTGGTCTCAGTGGTCATCGCTCTTCTGGCCTTTGGGGTGTACATTCTTGCGTGCACGTCCCAAGCATTCTCTTCTCCAACTGCACCAAATCCGTTACCTCTCTCTGTGTGGCCAAAGAAATCGTGAACAAATCTAAACAAGTCATTATAAAGAAGAGTCTTTCCGGTCTTGTCCTTGAAGCCAGAATCTTGAAGCAATTTATTTTGTTTTCTTTGCTCATCTGTGATCGGGGTGTTTCCAAATCCTTGCTCAGTAGAGTAGATGTACATATGCTTGTTATTCTTCACATCGTCAATCATCTCCTGTGCGTTAGCATATGGCTCACCTTCTCCTTGCCAGATCTCTACCTCGTATCCAGCGTCTATGATGTCCTGATGCTGCTTTGCAGTCTCATCGGCCATCGCGTTGTAAGCGTCTTGTACCTCTGGATCGTCTGGAGTGTCTTCTAGGGCCTCGTATGCGTCTGCAATTTTTGATGCGTTATCTATATCTACTGATTCTATCTTAACACCCTCTGGCTCAACAATGCCATTTTTTTCTTTGTAAGACTTAGATATCTCTACAGTCTCTGGGTTTGGCTCATTGAATAAACGCTTTCCAGCAGGTGCTACTTTCCCTTTACTTTCTTCGGTAACGACTTGAGGTTTTGCTTCGGGTTTTCCTTGCTCCACTTCTTGGCCAACTCCGGTTTTTGGCTGTACAGGTACTTGACCTGAGCCTTGCTTTTGAATGGCATTTGCTTTATTTATTAATTCTTTACGTTTAGTTACTAATTCATTGTATCTCTCATTTAGTGGCTCCATTACTGCTTTCTTGGCAGCATCAGACATTTCTTTATTGTTCTTTATTGTAATGTACTGATCTTTTATCTGTTGTAATTCTTGATAATTGTCAGCACCTTCTCTTATTTCTTCTGGAGTTAAGTTATTTATTACATCAACTCCGCCATAAATAATTGCTTCGTTTTTCTTTTTTAACTTCTCAATAGAATTGCTAATAATTTCCTTTGTCTTTTCATCTTGAATTTCTGGCAAGGTATTGGACAACTCATTTATTTTCTTTGTATTTTTTCTTAACTCACCGCTTTCATCGCTTACAAATGGAGCAACAATCTTGGCACCTATAATTGGAGATGCAGTAATTACTCCCCCCATAATAGCTCCTGTAAGGTAAGCATCTTTTAATCCATCAAATACATTTACATTTTTGTTATTTAGAACATATCTATCTACAAGATTACCACCTACTTGTGCAACAACTTCAGATATACCTTCTTGGTTTGCGCTCAAACCAGCTTCGGCTACATTTTCAATTGTTCTTTTAGCTGCATTCTTTAATCCTCCTTTTAGCTCTGCCCTCATAGCATCAAGCTCAAGCTTGGTTGCGCCATTAGCAGCAGCAGACATTACCCTATATGATGGTAATGCATTTTTAAGCATATTGCTTTCAATCTTTTCAGATACATATTCAAATGCACCTGTTGCAATTGATGCAATAATTTTTTGAGACTCTGTAAAGTTTTCTTTATCTTTTATTTCATTGTATTTTGTTCCGGCAGCAGACGAAGCTAACAATCCCAATCCCCAAGCAGATCCACCTGTTGATGCGTTGATGAATAATTGAGGCAACTGTTCAGCCATAATTCCTCCAGAGACATTAAAGAAATCTCCAACTGAATTAATATCGTCAATTGATTTTCTTCTTTCAACAGCACCTTCAATTTTGGATGCCATCTCGTCCAAGAACTTTATCTTATCTGTATTTGCATAATCAACAGAAACACCAGGAGCATACTTGCCAACCATTTGAGCAGCACCCATTAATCCTGTTGTCAACCTAACACCTGATGCGCCAACTTTTGCAGACAAGTTTAATAATGTGTTGTAATTTCTTTTAAATAAATCAAGTTCGTTTTGAAAGTCACCTAAGTTATTTACATCATTATCAATATTTTTATAGTTATCAAGCAAATCTGTATTGACAGCCATTGCCTTGTCATATGTCTCTTTGTATGCTTGAGCTTGTTCTGGTGTAAGATTGTTTAAGTCTTTTCCATATGAAGACAATTCATTTGTAAGAGATTGAAGTTCAAGTGCTTTAGATTTGAAACTTGCTTCTTGTGCCTTTGTTTTGTTAACTACAGATGATAATGTTGCCCGAATTTGTTCAGCTTGATTTTCATCTTCTGGCATATAAGGCTGGCCAGTATTTAGGGCCCACCATTTTGCATATCCTTCAGTAATTCCTCTTTGATTGTCGCCTACAAAATCTTCAATAAGGCTGTCAGTTGCTTTCCCTTCTAACTCTTTTCTTCTAATATCCTTAGCCATTTGAAGTATTTCTTCTTCATTTGCCTTGCCATTAGGGTTTTGCTTTGCGTACATTGCTGTTGCTTTGATAAGAGCCTTATCCCTTCCTGTCTCTGCCATAGGCAAAAGATTTGCAACATTTGCATTTTTCAAAAATGAATTGTATAGACCTGCAATTTTATCAGTAAATGTACCTTCTCCAAATTCCTTATTTAATTGGTCTTCTGCTTCTGCAAGCTTCTTCTTACCCTCTTCTGAAAATCCAAGTTGAATATTGTCTTTTACAAATAAGTTTTTAATATCTTCATCATCAAGTTGGATGTCGCTCTGTAATGACTTATCAAGAGCGTCAAGCTTATCTATTCTTTCCTGCGTAGGAATAGGTGCTTTTGGCTTTAAGTCTAATCTAACAGGCTCTATTGGCTTTTGCGTTGCAGCACCAGTAGGCTGTAATGATACAGTAGGAATATTCTTTTGTATAATCTTATTGGCAGTCTGTAGATCCTCGTTCAATAATGGATCGCTGGCAATATTTTTATTGCTTGCTCTTAATTGTTCAAGTTGTTTTGATGCATTCTTTATAGTTAATGCGTCATTCTTTTGAGCAGCATCTTGAATTGTACGAGTTAACTCTTGGTGTCTTTGCCAGTCGCTTGACTCAATTTTTTTATTATACGCTGACGGATTCTTTGGAGATGCCGACAAACCAATTGGCTGACCCGAAGACGAAACAGATGCCCCAACGTCTTTTTTTTTTACCTCAGAGAAATACTTACTTTTAAAAGTATTTATGTCGTTTGTATATAATTCTTGCTCACTGAGTTTTTTATACAATTCATTTTGACCTTCTTCAGATCCATATTTAGCAACAAAATCATTGTAGCTATTTGTATATAATTGTTCGCTATATAGCTTGTCGTATAATTCTTTTGATCCTGGCATTTTAATTTAATATTCCTTTTTTACTTGAAGACACTGGTATTGGTTGTGATGATCCTGAATATTTTTCAATATCTGGGAACGCAAATTTAGTTCCGTATTTTTGATTTATCAAAGAATTCATAACATTTTTATATTCACGCTCATCATTTCCAATTTCTATATCATACTCTTCGTCTTTAATACGCGCTTTTGTATTTGGATCATATGTAGGCTTGGCTACCCTTATTAATCTTTTGCCTTTATTGTTAAATCCTGTTCCTATTCTTAATCCAATAACCCTTCCTTCTTCTTTAGGAAATGCTACGCTAACATCTGCATTTTTTATAAGTCCAACATATTTAGAGCTAGCTTTATTCTTATATATGTCGTTTAATTGTTTAAGTCTTTCAGACATATCTAAAGCTTCTTCTCCCCCCTTTGCAATATCTTTTTGTTCAGTATATGTCATTTGCTGCGGCTTCTCAGGCTTCTCTACTTTGTAGTCAATCTGAGATTCAATTACATCGTCTACAATTGATTTAGCCTTCTTCATCTGCTCTTCACTTAACTTCGGTGTAAAGATACCATTCTCATCTCTTACAAGCAAAATTGTTTTGTCACGTTGAGAAGATAAAGTATTAATTTCTTTTTGTATTGCCTTCTTGTCTGCCTCAGATTTCACAGATTCCCTTTGTGCAGAAAGCTTGTCAATCTGGCTATTAATTGCCTGAATTTCTTTAGCATTGTTTGTGAAAGAATATTTCTCGTCAGTATTGTCAGCCAATACACTTGCAGCCTTTCTTGGGTTGTTTGTGATGGCATCAATAATCTCTGGCTTAGTTTTGCTATTAAACTTACCTCTAATTGCCTGAGAGATAACGTATTTCCCATTAACCATTCTTGCCTCTGACCCTAATTTTTCAACATATGAATTTACTTCTTTAGAAACATTAAGCTTGTCTACGTTCTGATTCAATCCGGCATTTATAGTTTGAACGTCATATAAATCAGCGTCACCTATAGCCTTTCCAGTTACTGGATCAACTTTAGCAATGTACATTCTGCCATCCTTAGGATTCATAAATGTAGTCTTACCTTTTAAGTTAAGTAAGTCAGCTGTCATTTGTCTTTGATATAATTCTTGACCGGCAGCTTTGCCTTCTTCAACTCTCTTCAATCCTTCCTCATAGTTTGCATCATACTGCTTAGTTAGGTCTGCAAGTCTTGACCATCCATCTTTACTAGTTGATACAATTCTTGAGTATTCGCTTGGAGTGATCACTCCTCTTTTAAGCAATTGGTTTTGTTCATACAAGAAATTTCTTACATTGTTTGCGCCATCCATTACAAACTGATTGAATGTAGGAGACTTAGATCCTTGATACTTATCTACAATAGATACTACGTCAGAGTATTGCTTATCTAACTCAACTCGTTTCGCTTCTCTACCTTCTTCTACTTTGTCAAGTTTCTCTAATATGTTCTGTGTTATGCCGCCCCAATCAATTGGGTTGGTGGCTTGGTATTGTGAATATTCTGGCATAATTATCTTTTAGTAACTAAATAATCTGGTACATAAAAAGGTTGAAATGGGCTAGATGATTGACCAATGTTTGGGATCATCTGAAAGTTAGCCAAAGGATTATTTTGTGAATTCTCCCAATACTTTGATTGAATTTTTGGTTGAGGCAAATCAACTGATGGATATTGATTTAAAAGTTTTTCAGGATTTGATACTGGTTGTGGTGCACCTAATTTATTTGGAACTTCTTCTTTTTCTGTCTTATACAATGGTCTAGTCTTATCATATTGAACAGCTAATGCGCCAAGCGTTCCAGCAGCACCAGTAAGACCAGCGTTAACATTTGCTTGGCCTTGTGCTCTTGCCATTTGTGCTCCCTGTAATTGAGATGTTAAGAAGTCATTTTGTTGTGCAATCTTACGAGCTTGCATCGCTTGCTCTTGTTGTGCAACAAATGTATCTCTCTCGTATTTAGCCTGATCAAGTTGAGCAGCTAATTGTAAGTCTTGATTTGTGCCTTGTTGTCCAACACCTGGCAAGCCACCTAATACAGCAGCAGCGCCAGCACCTTGTAATGCTTGCACCTGATTTGCTGTTCTTTGTGCGCCAGATTGTTGCGCTAACTGATAACCAAGCTGTGGCACTTGCACGCCAGCAACTCTGTTTTGCTCAGCCAACATTTTTTGTTGTGCTCCAATGTCAGCAGCTGATTTAGCAGCAGCTTTCTCTTGTTGTACTCCTTCGTATGTTTGATATGCGTTAAGAGCTAATCCAGCCCCTGCAACCAATGTAGATGTTAATGCAGCCATGTCTTATTGTTTTATAAATATTAATTCTGTGCATCCTGTAGAACCCTCCAAGAAGCCAAACTCTTTCATGCTATTTATCAATGATGGGTTCTTCATTGACGAGTAAATATATGTTTTGCCAGATAAGACTGCCATTGCTTTTGCAACCTCAATCATATAAGACAACGCATTTTTCCTCAATACTTTATCTTTTACTTCAAAGTTGCTAACGATAAATTCTAACCAGCAAATCTTTGAGTTTGTCATGTACAAAAAGCAGGCACAGATATCTACGCCATCTTTTGAAACCATAACTCCTTCTAAATTAAAAGGTAAGAAATCCTTAGCAGGGGCATCCCATCTCCAATCTTTCCACCATTTCTTTAAAATGTTCTCGTAATCAGATTCTGAAATGACTCTTGTTTCAAACTTCATATTAATGCAAAGATACTAAATTAAGGGTAACTTTTAAATACTTCTGAAGATACTTGGAAAACTTCTACAGAATCAGTATTTGTGCTATCCAATTGCACATCCATATAGTAGCCTCTTAGTCCAAAAGATTCTGATACTGAATTCTTTACGGACAAGATAAAGTCGCCTACAGTTGGTGCGTTAAGCGTTCCTGTTGCGTCAGCAATAATTCTTATTACTGTTCTATTCGTTACAGGGTTGTACGTTCTTGTAGATGCCATGCCTGCCTTTGCTTTTGCGGCTAGCGATCCATTAATTCTATAAATGATGTCACCGCTAAATCTGCCAGGGCTATTTAAATTGACATTATCTCCAACCTTTCCGGCAAATGTAATGTCTACAAAGCCAGCGCCAGAAGAAACAAGCAAAACTTCAGATACTCCTTGAGCCGATAAGTACACCGTATTCGACTCATTATCCTCTCTACGGATATATGCAAACCACATTCCTTCCTTTCTTGTAAAGTTGTCATTGTTGATGTTGCCAGATCCAAGGTTAGATAAAACTTGGGCTCCCCAGCTATCGCTTGCCTCAAGATGCAATGTCTTAAACATCTTTTGCTCGTCAGGCGCATCGTTGAATATTGTTCTTACAGAAGAGTTGTACTGCGTCCCATAAAAGTTGTTGTGCGTAGCATTGGTATTGTGCTTCCATATCTCGCCATCAATAAACGTATAGAAGTTGTTATTCATATTTGCCATCCAATCAGGAAAGTAAGAATGAAATGATGTCCATCCGCTCAAGACGGGAGAGTATGTTAATGTATAGTTCGCCATTACTGCAAATTTAATCTTTTTTTGGCGGAGTTCTCAATCCACTTCCAATATAAGTAAGAACACCTGTTTGTATCTAATCCTTTTATATCCAATCCGATTGGATCTACGTTGACATATTTGCCTTTCACAAACATCCCCGTGCTGTCATCTATGGCTCCGGCATTATGGTAGAAGCTAACTTTATCCCACCTTGGTGATCCACACGTTGCCCATGCGAAGTCAAACTCTGGCACAACTTTGGTATCTATGCCTCGCTTCCATAGGCACCATAGTTCGGCCCACATACTGGCACACCATATCTGCACACCGTAAGGGTCACCGTCATTTTTTTTATCCTTTAATTCTCCAAGGCCAAAGTATAATGCATTGCTAACATCCTCAACCTCTTGCCAGTAATCAGCGTCAACGCCCTTCAATAGCTTCTGTGCACCACCGCTGACCATTTCGTTGGCCTCAACAATATGGTGGTCAATGACAGCCAAGTCACACATCTTTAAGAATACGTCTTCTCCCTTACTCTTGATATACTTTGCGCCAATATAACTTATCGTATCGGATAAGTAGCAGATCTTATCGTATCTATGCGTATCAAAATTCATTGGCCTTGTAAATAAAAAGTCGCAATCGTGATAAAAGATGTCACAATTCTTTGGAAATTTGTGACACACTTTCTTTAATATGTGCGGCTGAATAGATGGAGCATAGCCTTTATTCTCTCTCGTGTCCTCTGCGTAAATGAAATTTACTTTTGGATACATTCTCTGGCATCTCAACCAAGATGCCGGCAAATCACTGTCTATGGCTGCGACAACATAAATATCCTTCTCATCTATTCCCATAGATGTAAAGTTGTTTAAGTAAACCTCAACCTGCCAGGCATAATAGTCCGTGGCAGGTTGGGCTGATAGATAGATTAAAGAGGACAATCTACTACTGTTATCCATTGTGTGCCGTCCCAGTTATATGAAACGAATGATCCAGCAAATGTTGTCTTGTACCATCCAGCAGGAGCAAGTATTGTTCCTCCGGCATTGGTATATAAAGATCCAGAAGACCCAAATACACCAGTGTAGTAATATGTATTAAATGCATTGGATGCACATGATGCACCAGATGTTAATCCATAAGCTAAGCTTTTGCTTAAAACTGGAGGCGCTGTCGTTGTGGTAGTCGTTGTACTCGTTGTTGTACTTGTGGTAGTACTCGTTGTTGTACTTGTTGTTGTACTCGTGGTTGTGGTAGTAGTTGCGCAGTTATACTTTGCAAGAACCAATCCCGTGATTGATATCTGCAAGGCATAAGTATTTGCGCCTTCATTTACATAGTACCACTTGTTCAAGCCATTGAAAGGTAATGTGCCTATTGAGTTTGTGTAAATAAAGTCACCAAGCACAGGATATGCACCTGAGCCATTATGATAAAACGTAGTTGAGTTTACACCTAAAGAACAAGAGCTATATTGTGTGCTATATCCCGTTGCATCCATAAGATATCCAGTAAACACAGGCACAGTCGTGGTCGTTGTTGTTGTTGTAGATGTAGTCGTTGTTGTACCAATACACGTTGCGCAGTTTGCATAAAGAACTCTTGGGTTAGGAATTAAATATCCATAAGGCTGAGCAGACACAACAGCAGTAATTGTCCAGCAGTTACCATCAGATGTTTTCAATACATTGCCTACTGAAATTGCTTGAGAGTAAGCATCTAGCAATACGTCACTATATGTTGTGCCACACAATGTTGCACTATAGTAATTACCTGCTGGCAAAGTAGTTGTGGTCGTTGTGGTTCCGCAATTAAATACGTCAACTACATTTCCAAGGTTGTCAACCTTGATTGCCTGACCATTATTTACTAAGTACCAGTTGTTGCCACCCACTAAAGGCGTTGCACCATTTTGGTCTTCGTAAACAATGTCATCAACCATTGGGAATACTGTGTATCCGTTTGAGTACATAGTAACAAATGTAGACACAGGAATAGCACAGCATAATGACGCACTCACTTGATTGTGAACCTTGTCAACTTGTATAGGTACATAATTTACCGGTTGACTATTTACAGTAATTGTAAATGTGTTTGGTATACTTGTTCCTACGCAGTTTGTTGCAGTCACAGTTAAGTTATATTGCCCGAATCCAGACGCTGTCCCAGAAATCAATCCTGTTGTAGTGTCAAGCATTAGGCCTGCTGGCATACTATTAGTTTGACAAGGTCCTACTAATGAGAATGTTACATCTGATCCAGTGACAACTGATATTGTTCCGCTGACATAGCATTTGTAAACAACTTGACCGACATTAACCACAACATTCTCATACAACAATGTATTAGGATTCTGTCCAGTAACAACACCACCAACTGTTCCTCCGTCAATCGAATAGTTAGACGATGTGGTTGATACGGCAAAGCTTGTCGGGTTATTTGTTGCAGCGATTTTAATGCTTACATCGTTACCTTGGATGAATTCTACATTGCCTTGAATAACAACTGGCACAGCAACCTCAGTACATCCGCAAGGAGTTACTGACAATACAACACCAAAGTTGTCAATTTTTAACGCATAGCCAGATATGTAATAATACTTACTATCTCCAGCAAATAATGTTGTTCCGGTAGAGTTCGTGTAAATAATATTTCCTTCAGAAGGTATGCTATTTTGTCCATTATAATATACAGTTGTGCTTGTGCTTCCAGCACACGCAAGTGCTGTAGTTGTATAAGGTGTTGCGCCCATTGCAATTGACCTCAATGTAGTTGCGTATGTTTGGAATGACCATGTTGTGCTGGCAATAGGAGAGTAAACATATAAGAAGTAACTTCCTGTTGTTTGCTTAACTTGCGTCAAGAATCCTACGCCATTATTCACTAATCCATTATACGGAGAACTTAAGTTTATATTGTCAACGCCCAATGCAACCAATGCATTATAGTTTGCTAAACTGTTCAATCCAACGTATCCACTATCATTTATTAGGTTGTTGTTTGCATCGTATAAAACAAATCTGCAAGCACCAACACCTGTGTTGTACTTCAACTGAACATTACCTACGCTTGAGCCATAGTTAAGTTCAATGATCTCAGGGTTCAATGTGCCAGATGATGTAGACGATCCAACACTTGGAATGTTTACTTTGTTCCTGTAGTCCCAAGTCAAGTATAAATTAGTACCACTCGCTGCATAGTTAAAGCTTGCATTGTAAAGTCCTGCGCTATAAACTGGTGTAATCTCAGTAGATGCGGCAATCAATGAATCTACATTTGCAGGGTCGTAGGTTGTATTTGTATCTAACGAATATACTTTGTTGCCCAAACTTGGATTAAATATCTTTATATTAGATCCTTGTGCATTTGTAGAGTCAGTGTAAGATGTAAGCGTAACAGTATCTCCAATCGCTGGAATGTTTCCTTGTCCGACAACATCAACACTTTGAGTATACAATGATAACCCAGTTGGCTGCATTACTACGTTTGAGTACAAAGCTCCTGATGATCCTGAGCTTGTCCAATTCACTTTCTGTTGTGTTTGTGAACCACCTTGAGATACCTGGCTACCATTGGCAACTACAACTGTCTTAACAACAGCAGGTCTGTTAGATTGCGTTAAAATAACATCCTGGAATGTTCCACAGGCATTTACCCTAATCCTTATAGATCTAGATGTAGCAGCTCCAATATTTGACGTAAGCGTAACTTTAATAAGTTTATTACCTGTGCCAGCAATTTGAGAAAGCGTAGCCCATCCAGTTCCAAAACCATTGTCAATTAACGATACGGTCCAGCTCTGAGATGCAGTGATAATAAATGTGTCATACGTTCCGGCAGTTCCTTCAATAAAGAAAACTGTTTTATTTACAGAGTATGTACACAAGTTCACGGTCTTTGTGTTGCTTGCTAATACATACACGGCATCATAAGGATCATACGCACCAATTTTTTGAGTATCCGGCCCACTTGAGAATAAATCTCTAAACCAATCTCTCATGCCTTGAGAAGATATCTCAAACAAGCCAGACTCGTCAAGCTTCATCGCTGTGCCTCTTCTGGCATCAGTAAAGAAGATATCAGATCCCCACTTCGCAAAACTCTCAGGGTTTAAGCTAATACCATATTCGCCCATGAATGGCACGGGCGTACCAATAACTTCAGGGATAGAAGTAATTGTGCCTCCGCCAATAGCGTCGCTTAACAAGTTCTTTTCGTAAAGAACTCTAAATATTTTATTCTCTTGGAATACAATTAAGTCAGTGTCTCTTGAGTGCAGCTTTTGAATGGAGCCATATGCTCTGTCCAAAAACTTGAAGTTAGCTTTTGATAAGTTAAACTCATTCAATCTGTTCGTAGATGTCTCAGACTGATATATTTGCGAGTATGTGATGCCAGACTTCGCATTGCTTTGCGCATAGTTAGAAATGTATGAATTAACTCTTGGAGTATTCCCCATAATAGGCTGGTTAAAATCATCTCTAACTCTATAACTCTCAACACCATTACCAAAAGAGAATGCATTAAAGTCATTAATCTGCAATGTTGCAATACCATTTAATACTTGCCCAACATCTCCGCTAACAGTTGAGCCATGAAGCTTTACTAAGCCGTTAGATGTACTTACACTTGTGATTGGATATGTCGTTGGTATCTCATAGAATATCTCAGAGTTATTATCCTTTCCAATTGTTTCAAGTACTATAGGTGATTGACCAGCAGGAATATAAGTAATTTTAAATGTAATTGTATTTTGAGGAATTGAATTATAACCACCTCCATTTGAAAAATGGACTTGACTATTTACATCATATCCTTTGATATACATTTGAATAGGATTTGGCGATAAACCATATCCATATTTTCTAAAGAAAACATTAAATGAACCATGATTTACTCCGTCTTCAGAATATTGTTTGAATTTAGTATAAATCTGATCTTCATAAAACCACTCTTCAATATTTATATAATCAGAAGAAGCAATAAATGTTTGTTCTGGTTGATCTGCTGCGCCTTCGCTTTCAGATACATCTATTCTAATAGTATCTCCAGCTTTTATGTTATCTAAAGCTAAATGAGCAAAACCACCATCTCTTTGATTAATTGTTTTAAAGTTAATAGGTCCTCCAAAAACATTGGTTCCCCCAGAATCACTTCTACAATTTATTCTCCAAGAATCCCCAATTGTATATCCAGATGTTGATCCAAATATAATAAGGCCTACGGATCTACCAGAGGCATCTTTTAAAAGATTACCTTTCTTCAATCCTACGCTATCTTTGTTTACAGCAATGTTTGATTCAATTGGTGTAGATAAATTAGGAAACAAAAAATAACTAAATGTGCTTATACCAGCTGTATTTGTTCCAGTTATTCTAACAACATATCTAGCGTCATTAGCTCCGTTGTAATTAGGTATGGCAGTAAGCTTATTATTGCCAGTTCCGTAAAATACTGGAGTTTCTATTGCCGTATATCCCTGATAAAATCCAAGAGTTACTTCAGGATAAAAAGTATCTCTATTATTTGCTTGTCCTTTGTTTTCAAAAACTTTTTCAGACCTGGATATTTTATTAAATAAAGATCCTTCAGATTTAATCTTAATGTAAAATCCTTCAGGTTGAGTTGTTGGAGAGTTATTTAAGAAATTTACCGCCTTCATGTCTGCTTCAATAATCTTGTATCTTTCAGCAGAACCAGTTGCTCCAGACTCAGTAGACTTAATTGTTAAGTAAGCATCCTTTTGTACTTTGTCAATATCTGACTTAGGGATTAAGAACCAAGTATATAATCCATCTTGAAAATAATCAACCGGGAATACGTTATAATACTCTGATTTGTTTTGTTTTATGAAGAACCTATACTTTGTTGCAAAGCAAGGAGCATAATTATTTACTTTTACTTTCAATAAGTTTTGTGCTGTAGACGCACTAGCTGGCACATGAACTGTATTCCCATCAGAGGTTAACACAGTTGTCATTCTGCCATAGTCATCTAAGTATACAATCCCTAACTCATAGTCTCTGTCGCTTTTAAATGTCTTTCTTGGAATACCCTTAGTTACTACAGGTATAGAATTCAATTCAGCCTTAAGACTAACATTGATAGGCACTTGATTGCAGTCAGCAATATCATAGAACTGAGTGTAGTTGCCATAAGATAATCTGTTGCCAATATACTCTTGCGCTTTTGCTTTCAATGGCACGTTGTCAAACAACCTTGTCAATTGATCTTCTGGCAAAGCAGCATAAGCTTTGTTGTTTTGAAATTTAAACTTATTTGATAAAGCTGTCGCCTTGGTGATGTTCTCAATAATGTTTGCCGTCAATGAATAGCTGTCCTTAAATATTAACTGAACCTCTTTTACATTGCTGTCTCCAAAGTCAAAAGTAATATCAACGGTATTGTTTGCATTGACCATTGATTTATTACTGCCTGTTCCATAGTCATATGAGAATACCTTAGGGAAGAATGCAACGTCAGAGAAAGGCGATAACGCACTATACTCATTGTCAAGGTACTTGTATCTATAAGCAAATCGTATAAATCTCTCACTGATATTATTCACGTCAGATCCATCATCGCTCATTACAATTGTAGGCGCATTTAATGGAGGAGCTAATATCACAGAGATGTCTTTGTCCGTAAAACCATCTAACGGATATGTTCTTGTTACATTTATTTTTCTTGGTGGGTTCAATCCATCTGTACAATATAATAAATTATCAACCAAGTTAACACCCGTAATTAAATTACTAGTACTGAACTTCAAGTACTCAACCGGAGCTCTACCAACGCTTTCTATTAACAATATATATGTCTCTCCTGTTCCG